CGACTAGGCATCCAAAATGTCGTCCTTGTGTCTGACCGCGGCTACAGCGGCACAAAAAATATCAATGACTGCCTGAGAAATAAAGTCGGGTTCCTGTTCAATATGAAATGCGGGATCTCCGGCAGTCTTACTCAAGAACTCATTGATGAAGAAAGGCTCAATCTGCAGGACTTAAACCGGAGGGATTGGTATACCCAGGTCTTCCAGGTGACAAAGAAAATCAATTGGATTTACGAGCCTAGTCCTGTAAAAAATCAGAAATCCACAAAAAAGACGCAGGAGAGCGAGGAGCTTTACTGGCACATCTACTTCGATCGACAAATTGCTGAGAACGCCAGACAAGGGCTGTTCGAGAGAATCGATCGCGTCCGGGAAAAGTTAGCCAACGGAAAGGCGCTCGATGAAAACGAACAAACTTTATTAGAAGAAGTGTTTGAAAAACATGAGCAAGACGATGCCGTCAGCTACAGCATCGACAATAAAAAAGTGGATCAAAAGCTCCGCTACAAAGGCTACCGGGTGCTCGTGAGCGACGAAATATCCGATGCCGGAAAAGCTTGGTGCGCTTACCAGGAACGCTGGATCGTTGAAGATACATTTAAAACGCTCAAATCCCGATTGGGCTGCTCTCGAAATCGAGTCTCGGATAACGAGTCATTAACAGGTAAAACGTTTGTGCAGTTCTTAGCGACCTCTATTGCAATGATCGTCAGAACGAGACTGAGAAAATACAGTGAGGAGTGCAAAAAGAACACCGCCTTGCCGATGGTTTATGACGGAGACTGCAGAGTTCTGGACTCCTTGAACAATGTGATGCAGACCAAATTCTGCGGAGGCTATTACTTCGGAGAAATCGCAGGGAAAAGAAGGAAGTTATTTGAAGCTCTCGGGGTTCCTGTTCCTGACGCTGAGCCGGAAAAGGAACAGGATTACGATGACGAAGAAGAAACAGAATTCTAGGGAGGCCGCCTTAAGTTCAGAGGCCGGCCTCTGCTAGATACCCTAACTTCTGCAATATTTCAGGGATAGTTCTAGGGATTTTTGGGACAAAGAAAAACCCCGAAAATCTACGAGGTCTTAAGAATTAGGTCTGGTGCCCGGGACTAGCACCACATTATCAATAATATTCAATCAGATAACTTTAACGGTTCCGTTAGATTTCCGTTATATGGATGTAAAACGGAAATTTTTGAGGGTTTTAACGGAAATTTTCGGTTGTTGCATAAAAGCCGAAAGAGCAAATTTATTTGCGACAGCTGCACTTCTTCTCGTCAAAATATTTGCGCTCGGCCACTTCTCCCTGCTTTCCGATGTTGAAAGAAGAAATCGGACGATGGTAACCCATCACACGAGTCCAAATTTCGCATCTAGTGCGCTCGCTATTCTTAATCCCATATTGTTCTAAATCGCTGGTCATAATTTGTCCTCCTAAAGATCTTGAAGCTTGGTGCCATCAGCTACGTAAAGCGGGTGCGTCGGTTCCCCAGTCTGGTTCAATGCCAAACATTTAATGTCGTAGCCCTTGAATGTTTCTTTGAACTGGGAACTGCGATCTAAATAGCTGCCATAGTTTCCCCATGCGGCAATAACAATATCAGCCGCTTCAATCATCCTTCTCAAGTGCTCATCATTCTCAGGTCCTACTGGATCCTTCGCTGTGTACAAGTCATTGCGATTTTTCGATCTGAAGGCAAAGAGATTCCCAACTAAAAGCCGGCCGCCTCCAAATTGACGGGCAAAATTGATCATACGGCGGACAGTCGCATCATCTTCTACAGCATCGGCAGTGGAGGGATTAAGACAAACAAAAAGGACTGTCGGTTTGTCCTCGTCCCATGTGCGTTCTAGGGAGTAACGATACAGACCGTCCGGTGAAATTTCAGCAGATTTTTTAATATCAGACATTTCTCCTCCTTCTGGGTTTACTTGCTACTGTAGCGCTTTTCGACAGTATTCAATAGGTCCTCGAACCTCTTGCAGTAATCGTCGACACTCTGCTCCCAACTCAAGACATCGAACTGTGTCTCGATCGGCAGCGCTCTTGGCTCTTTTTTCAAGACTGGTGATGCGGGAGCGCAAGCGGTCAGAGTCAGCGCGAGCGTTAGATTCAGCAGCACGCATCTCGGCGAGAGCGATAGCCTGATTTTTGTATTGTGTCTCATAATTTTTGACCGTAGCTGTGAGTTCTGAGATTTGAGCTTGAGCAATTTTCAACTGCTCAGAATTCTGACCATTGTGAAGGCCAAAAAAATAAGCGCCAGCAACTATCAAAGCGCCGGCGCCTATCTTTACCAATTCAAAAGGATTCATCCCATCAATTTCACCTCGTCCTCACGTCTATTCATGAGACCCGGAAGGATTTCGTACATCTGTTTCCCGTTTTCATCCTTAACCAGATTCCCGTTCCTATCCCTGATTTTCTTTTTTGCAAAAGATCGAAATCCTTCTTTTGCCAACTCGAGTTTTCCGGAATTCAAATATCCGAGTGTCTTAGATTTAGCAACTGCGCTCACTCCCAGGTTAAATGCCAAATCTAATAATGCGATGTACTGTCCTTCAGTCAGTTTGCAAGTAACGTAAGGGGCAAGTCCCTCGGCGTGCTCGATCAAATCATCGCGAATCAGCTTTTCGGCCTCTTGTCTGGTGATAATTTGACCAGATTTAACCCCTTTTGTGTGTCCATAGCCGATAGTGAGAGTGCCTCCCGGACAACGGTAGGCCTTCAATCGCAGACCCTCCCACTTCTTAACAAAATCCTCTGCGATGAGAGGGTTCCATTGAGAAAACGCTAATTTTTCCTCATTCATTTTGATTCCCTCCTAAATGAACCTTTCCTTTGATACGTTTTTCGTGTTCAGTTTGAACGGTCTCCAACATTTCTCTGATTCTGTGGGGAATAATTTGACCGAACCCCGCTTTCTCAACGTTTTCAAGGATTGAAATCAACTCATTCAACGAAAGAGCGCCTATTGCCCACGCCCCAATCCATGGTTCATTGAATATCTGATCCACCCCGTGAAATCCGATAGCAACCATGAGAATGATGAATTTCCGGATAAGTCCTTTGAGTCCAACACGACTCGACCAAGTTCCGGTTCTGGCAGCGGCTACGATCCCGCTCAGATAGTCGAATACCACAAATCCAAACAACCAGTAGAAGAGGCTTTGATGCTCCCCCATGAGACTGCTGATGAGAGAAGTAAAACATCCGGCAATAGTTAAAAAGAAACTCTTGAGAACTCCGGGATCAAAACTATTCAAACGGCTTAAAAATTGATCCCACATCTCTCAATCTCCCTATGTCGTCGATTTTGTAGATGCATTTTTCCTCCGATATGTAGATAAAAAAAGAAAGCCCCTCACATGGAGGGGCGGAGCGGTTAAGTGTTTTTGTAGGGAATAAATTTAATGCTGACTGTTCCGGCTACTTTTACAAATCCTTCAAATAAGAGAGTCTCCCCTTTTTCAACCTGCGCATTCAATGTTTGCCATCGACCCGTATCTCCACTGATTCCAGTTCTCGCATAATCTCCCCACTCGGGTTTGCGGATCGCACAATCACTAACATTTAAAGGCAGCGAGAAAATCACAAACCCTGAGAAGGGAGCTGTTAAGGATATGCTGTTGTAGTACCTAACATTACCGAAGTTGCAGGTTTGTATTGTCATTCGAGATAGATCTAACGTCCCGATTCTCGGCTTCTCGCTAACATTGATAAATTTGCTAAGGAGCAGTTGGAGGAGCGACTTCAGCATGACGCACCTCCTACAAGTGAAGTGTTACGCTGCCCCTTCGCTGGGAACGAATTTTGCCTCAAGCGGTTGCTGATCGTCTGTCTCGCAATAGATACTAACGGTATTCCCCTTCCGAACCGGAGTTGTAATTCTGAGATAACCTTGAGAGTTAACGCAACACGTTCCCAACTTTCCAGTAATGCCGACATTGACCGATGGTCGGTTTCCGCCGAATGTAATCCATCCATCACTTGGAGGCGTATAAAGTTGAGCCTGAGCGTGGTTAACAAAGAACGTTGTTCCGGGATTTGGGTTTGAGAAAAGACCTTGACTTCCGACCCATTCCTTCTTACCCTGCAAGAATTTCTCCGCAAAGAGCTGTACAAGTGCTTTAAGCGACATAGCACACCTCCTTGCAGAAGAGCGCTCTTAAGAGTTTGACCCCCCCCCGATGATCTGATAAAAACGAGCCTTAATGTTCTTGCTATGGGAGGAAAAGAGAAGACAGGTTTGACCCTTAGCTACGACTAAGTTGACACCGCTAACCTGATAAACAGTGCGGCAAATGAAACTGCCGCGGACTCCTCCGTTATTCTCTGTCTGGACCGCAAGCTGGGAGGCGTCTGCAGTAGCCTCTCCTTGAAGTTGGATATAACCATCACTGGGCGCTGTGTATGACCCAATCGGTGTCCATTTATCGCTAGTGGTTTGGCTTAGAGAAATAGCCGTCCATGTGCTGGACGGCATAGCCTGATGTCCTACAAGCTCGGATTCCTGTTTGCTGTAGAACTTGCTTAGCAGGAGGCTCAGAATGTTTTTCAGCATAATGCGCCTCCCGTCTCCAGGTTAGCTAAACGGAAATGCTTTAAGTGTTCCAGCGGGAACGTTCTGGCCGTCCGAGTAAACGGCAACACGGATAAGGTTGCCCTTCTCACAAGGAAGAGAAACTGATGCAAAGCTATCGGAGAAACCACGGATACAAAAGCGCTGCATTTGATATCCTGAACTAATAATGAGGCAGTCAATCGCCGCCGTGATATTGTCATCCCCTTTGACAACAACCCAACCGTCAAACGGCATTGTGAAGGACGTCCATGTGTTTGTCTTTGGTATTTCAAAGACTGTCTCGGGGTAAGCCAATTTGACCGACCGCTCAGATAACCACTTCTTTTTGCTCTTAAGAAAACTTTCGGCAAATAGTTGAACGAGGGCCTTAAGCATGGCAGAGCCCTCCGAACAAAGCGGTTATACCCCCCCCCGATTACCTTGACAAATCCTACTGTGATGTGTGAAACAAAGGCTCCTTCTACCGAATATGTGGCTCCTTTACTCACGGGGATTGCGACCCCTAAACCTTTTGGTGCAGGCGTTTGCGCAGACACATGAAAAAGATTGCCAAGTTGCGCTCTGACTTCGCTATTCGTATTGTCCTCAGCACTAGCATTGACGAATAAATATCCATCGTCGGGAGCTGTCCCCGCATTGATTATTCCCCAAGAACCGACAGTTTCGTCTTTGCTGAGAAATATCGTTTTTGTTGCGCCAGGCATAGCAGAATTCCCCGCCTGTGCTGGTGTCGTTCGGCTATCGAGCAGCCGCTGAATAAGTTTTTTGATTAGCATTTAAGCTCCTTGCCCGAGCCAAAATGCTCAGGCTTTAAGTTGGTAAAACTGGTAATGTGGCCAACACTACGTTGGCACCAAGGTAATGCACGCTTATTGACTGTCCTTTTGCAAGACGAAACGATGTGGCCAAATTAAAAATGTTCGTCCTAATAACGGACAAAAACATATTGTTGTATGACAACGCAAGATATCTATTCTCTTGTGTCACCGAACTATTACTGTCTATAGCGACCACGATACAGTCATAAGGAGCAACAAAGTTATATAAACCTTCTACTCCCGCAGGGTCTGGCAATGGTATAAGGGAAGCCTCTTCTGCTCCTATACAGCCAATGGAACCGGCACTACATCCATAGATTAGCTTACCCCCCCCCATAGTTTACAGCACGTTTAGGCACAAATAAACTGCACAGCAAACTGGCTAATTCTTTAAGCATTGAAAAAACCTCCTTGTCTCATAGAGTTGCGGGCATCAACTGCCTGCTCCAATTCGTAGGCCAAAGCCTCCGGAAATTCTGGGTAGTCGACAAACGGGAATCCTTGCTGATCCGGAAGGTCTTTGAGCGCTTGGCGATAATCCAATAAAGCCTGACGATCACTTTCTGTTAATTGAGCTCTCTTCGATCTGGCCGCGGACTGAACCGTAATATCAGGAAGCTGGACGTACTTGTCTGTATCAGAGATTCGAGCATTGCGCTCTCCTCTAACTTCTTGTTCGTAACGCTCTTGGACGAATTTGTCATCCAGTTCAGGAAGTTCTGTTGAAAGGTAGTAATTACCGTCAGCACTGTGGAAATAGCCTTGAGGACTGGGCTCAAGCTTCCAATATTTGATGATTACTCCATCATCTCGCTTAAATCTTTCGGATAGCTTGTAATGGCTCTCTGCGTACGCCTCATCTTTGGGATCTGTAAACGCGTGCTGACTCGGTGCATTGGAGGAAACAACAATTCTTCCGTCCGAGTCCTTCAGTGAGTATTTTGCCAGCGGCTGGCTCATTGCCTTGGCAAGCATTTCCTGCCTAACTTGTTCTAAGGTCTTCATTGTTTATCCTTCGGAATTGTTTAATTTGTCGATGGTGTTTCTGACTCAGCAGAGTTTTTGGCATCATCAATTTCTTGCTGGGTACCACCGTTTTCAAGGATCAGTTCTTCGAGAATCGGACACAGGTAGTCATCAACGTGACCATTGAAATAAGTTTCAGCCCAAGATTCCGCACCGGCTGTAAAGTTGATATTCGACCGCGCAGTGGTCTGTTGCGTCTCTGTAAGGGCTTGAGCCGCCTCGTATGAGACACTCGGCGTTAAATCCGTGTAGTCCGCAGATAAAAGAGCTGTCCCGGCAGATGTGTCCACAGACGCAATCGTGAACATTCTTCCATCTGTTCCGACTACGGTGTCACCAGCTTTAATGTTGCCTTGAGGCTTCAAATCCGAGATTTGAATAGTGGCCGAAACTTGGAGCGCTTGATTGATTACTCTGACAGCATAGGCACTTGCCGCCGCCTCTAAAGCTTTCGCTTCCGCAGTCTGCGCAGCAGTCTGGGCGGTTGTTGCCGCCGTTTGTGCGGTTTCAGCATTGCTCTGGGCCGTTTCTGCTGCCTGTTGCGCCGCCTGAGCAGTTTGCAGAGATTGGGCCGCATTGTTAGCCGCTGTTTGGGCACTAGCAGCTGAACCTTGAGCGGCAGTCTGAGCCGCTGAAGCCGAAGTTTGTGCCGAGTTCGCCGTTGTAACTGCCACCGTGGAAGCATCGACCGCACTCTTAGATTGAGCAATAGCAGTCTGTATATCTGCATCCCAATCGTCGACTACTTGCTTCAAAGTCTCAACTTTTTCATTTGCAGCATTCGCTTCCGCTAATGCATTCGAAGAAGTTGAATTTGCTGTCTGTGCTGTTTGCCGAGCTTCCTTAGCGATCGATAGAGCTTCTTCGGAATTGTCAGAGGCTTGGTCTGCGTACGCGCCAACATCGTTAATGGCGTCTTCCGTCTGCTGAAGAACTTCGGGGCCGCTGATAACTCCGGTTCCTGTCGGCGTGTAATGAAATTGGAATTTCGAATCTGCCATGATCAATTACTCCGGCAAGCGCAAGAAATAAGCGAGCGTGTAAAAAGGCGGCTCATTGGTAACGCCTGTGATCTTTGCGTTAGCTGTTAAGGTGTGCGTGTGCGTTTGACTTCCACCAGTAGAACCGATACTCAATCCATGCTGATGAGAGCCGTTAGAAGATGTTTCTCCCGTCCAAGTTCTGGACGCATCGATATTGAAAACACCTCGACCATTTTGACGACCATCGGAGCATCCGGGATGATCGCCTACGTAAACAAGAGGACCGTTACCAATCACGCTCAACCAGTTGGCGGAAATTTGTCCGGTGATGTTCATTGAACCTCTTGTGTGGGTATGAGCACCTGCAGGAGATGTGCTACCTGAATGAGAATGTGCTGGCATCTGTGCGGCCGTCAGCGCAGTAGCACCAACTGTGCCGTTAACGGTCAAATCTGGAATCTCAATAGTTGAAGCACCGCCAGTTGTGCCCGAATCTTTTGGTAAAGAGCCTTTTATAAATTTTCCAATCAAGTTTGGAGTTACACCATTCTTCCCGTCACTCTGGCCATCACAAAGGATCCAACCTTCGTCGGCTTGAGTAGTACCCCAAAAAACTGGGCGTCTCCCATCACTTCCACCTAATGTCACGTTATGAAACGGAACTACGGCGCCGGCTGGAACGGTAATGTCGATATTTTTCCAAACTGCTCTGTTAGTTCCAGGCGCCACCTTTGTGGTTGATGGTCCGTTGGCTTGGATGCAGCGGTACTTAGTCCCATTCTGCATAACCTCGTTCCCAACTTCGTAGTCCAAGAGAGCGGAATAATTCATAATCCCGCCCTGTTGATACCACAGCAAAAATTGAGAAAGCAAGAAAAAGACGCCATTGAAGTCCGATTTAAACGGAGGAATGCCGCCTTGTTCGATGGGAATAGCATTTTCTCGTCCCCAACCTATTTGCTGAGAGAGTCGTCCTAAACCAGCTTCTTCTGAAGTTAACGGAGGAATGGTAATTTCTCCGTCCTGGGCGATAGCCGCGCTTAATTGATACTTTGGATAATTACTCATATCTCAATGACCTTTGAGGGATTGAAGACACCTTGATTAAAGGGCAATAAATTGGATCCGAAGAATCCGAATACCAGATTGTTTGGAACGACCGTCTCCACATTTGCCAAAACCCCAGCAGGCCTGTTTAACAATCCGTAGTTTTGCAAAATGGCGATTTGGACAGCAGAGGGATCTCCAACAATGCGAATCGTTATCGTCATATCCTGGTAGTCGGTGACAAATGCCGGCAGGCCTATCAACCGAGTAAGCAAAGAATTAATGGTTTCAGCCGTAGAGTTCGAGACGTTTACGACGGCTCGATAAAAAATCAGGAACCGGAAAAACTCATCATCCAGCCGAGTGTCCTGACCGTCAACAACGAGGTTACGATTCACGCCTACGCGCTTCCCCCACCAATCCAGCCAAACCCCGGAGGCTGTATCAGGGTTCAATATGAAATTAAAAAACGCGTCCAGTTGAGGAGACGCGTCTATTTCGGCATTGAAAAGTAATCCTAATTGTCTGTATCGCTCTGAGTGCGAATACTGCGACTGGAGCGCTATAGAAATAAGCGATCGGACATTTGAGAGTTTTCTGAAATCCTCAACACTCAGAATATTCCGCCAAGTTGCAGAATCTGCCATCGTTAGCCTCCTGTTTGGAATACAAGAGAGACATCGGACTCTTGAATCGTGGGCTCCACATTCGCAGGAATCTGGACACTGGATCCGAAAGCTCCGGATCCCAGAGCTACTTGGATGGATGCAACCGGAACGGCTGTAGCTGACTGAATTGCGGCATAGAACCGAGACGCGTAGACAGTCGACGCCAAAGAAACGCGGTCATTCGCACCCTGTCCTAGAACATCATTGATCACAGTCTGAATGACGTTGTTTTTCTCGGTTGGATTCATTGAAGTGGCAAAGAATTCGATCTTTACCTTCAAGGCTTGATTCTGCGGCCTGACAATGTTGTAGACGTAGGTGGCGTTGTAGAACCTAGAATCTGTGTACGAAACCTGATAAGTTCCAGTAGTCCCGCACCCTGCGTCCTTTCGCTGATAGATCGTTTGAGCGATCTGCTCATCCTCTCCGCCAACGATAGCGACCAGAATGGAATGAGGATTGATGCTCACGCCAAATTGAGTGATGGCGGCATTCGTCGGATTCTCTAAAACTCTGACATCGAGAACACCTTCTAACGCGGCCAGATTCGCCTCAATCGCTTCAACATATCCGGTGGCGTTGACAGCATAACTTTCGACCATGCGGTTTCTAAGTTCTGCGTCCGTCTCTTCATCTCGACCGACTACGCCAGCAGCAGGATTGTTAATAGTGTCCCATCCGGCAATCGTTGTGACGATCCTGTTCACTGCTCCCGCCGCCACTTCTAGCGGGCCGTGCTCAATAGCAGTAAAGGTCGTTGTGACGGTTCCGGTGTCTCCGATTCGCGCACCTGCTGCCGCCGAATGTCTGAACTGGTTGCCAAGAGAATCTTGAGCGATCGCACCATAGGGAATAACCGTCCCCTTCAAGCCGGTCAGAACGCAGTTGACCACCGTAGGCTCGGAGATTTTGCGGTCTAAACCGTAAAGCGCCGCCAGCGCATCTAAGAATTTTCCTGTTGCGAGATCCGGATTAACCATGTTCGACAGAAAAAGAATCTCAGAGTTTTTGGCCTCGATTTCGGCCACGATCAGATCAAGGACCTGCCCCATCGGGGAACTGGGCTCGATGTTCAAAAGCGGATCTGTGGGCGATGTTTGAAACGCCTGCTGAATACGTGAACCGAGATCAGAACGAATCTCTTGCGTGCTGGGCAGTTCAACGCCGACCAAAGGATTAAAAATGATTTGAGCCATAATTTTTTAGAACACAAAAGAAACTGTTTCGTCCTGCTTTGTCGTTATCGTGATCTCTCCGTGGAGTGTCCTCGTTTCCTCATTGAACTCGGTAATGTCAACAGAATCAACGGACTTCACACCATCAACCCTATTCCCAGCCTCATGGATCAATTGAGCAAGGACGGAGGAATCCAGCTTTTTGGCGAGTTGGGCTTCCTTCCATGCAATGCCGTTGGCCTGCTGGAAATAAGCGTCGTTGGTCCACAACCGAATCTCGTTAGCCAAGTTCTGAGCTATAGCCAAAGCTCCGGACGTTAGGAGAATGTTTCCTTCCTTTGTCAGCTGAAGATCCCATGACTGAGGACTCAGAAGAGCTGTTTTTGCTGTATGCGGCATGATCTAACTTCCTCGTTTACTGCGGGGCGCCGGTGCTTGAATTTCCGCTTTGGACGCCTGTGTGCGTGTGGCTGGTGAGGCTGATGCCCTTCGCATTTACATCACCTGTGAATGTTGCATCAGCACCGCCAGAACCACCGCCGGAAATCGGTCCGTTCAAATTGATCTGAGCAGAGTTGACTGTGAAACTGGTGCTCGCATTGACTTCACACTCAGGAGCCTCCATCGTGATTTTTGTCGGAGCTTTAATCTTGATAGTCCCTTCATCTTCCAAGTGAATAAAGACTTCAGGAGCTTTTCCCCAGAATCCTCCGATGTAGAAAGAATCAGAGGGATCGAACTCTCTAAATGTCGCCGGAACCTTGGATGTGTTGTCTCCGTTCACATTTGAAATATCGTGTTTTGCAACAACAGCTAAGCCCACGTCCCCTACTTTTGGATCGCAAACGATAGCGGCGGTTCCATGCTGAAGTCGAAAGTACGGCAGTTTAGGAATCGTCGTTACTTCAATCCCTTGAGCCTGTACATTCATAGGCTTTAGCAAAGGCTTGGCCGTAACGTAACCGGCGCCAGCTTCTGTGCCTGCCCTCTCGACTTCCGTTACCGTGACTGGAAATGCCGTATAGACCGTCTTAGAAAGGATCGACTTTACGAAAAACTCTAGGGCATTTATGGGATTAGAGCCTGCAAAATCATCATAGTTTGCGCTGAATTCTTGATTACTCATCTGCCTCACCACCTCGGATAGATTGCCGTAATGCTCGTTTTCCACGCCTGAGCACCGGGATCGTTTGCACTGAGCTCATGTCGAAGCCCCGTAATCTTCCAGGTTCCGGATGCTCTTGGGACTATCGTCTCTAATTTGAAATTTGCTCCGATCCGCATATCCGGCCTAAAAAACGTCGTAACGTTGATACCGTTGTTGGAGAATGTCGGATACCCGATCATCCCATTCATTGCGTTAATCAAGGGAATAGATCCCTGAGTCTTCCGGATTCCGTGTTTTTCAACGAGCACCACCTTGTCATCGTCAAAAATCAGATTGGCCCCCACTGCTCCGGCAATTCGTCTCATTTTCGTAACCGGATCGCCTTCAATGATGCAGTCCTTGATTGAAGCCGTGATGTCGTTATTCTCAAGTGTGTAACCGATCTCCTTTGAGATTTGGTCAATTAAGCCTGCAACCGTTTGGTTACCTGTGACAGAAATCGGAGGCTGTGGAATTAAAGCAGGGAAAAGTCCGCAATTAGCTTCGATCTTAAAAGTCGGAGAAGGAGCGGCATTGAAATCCGCCCAGGCGTTAATGATTTCGCCCTTAAAAATAACGGAGAGTGTCTTGCCCTTCTCTCCTGCAGAAACATTGATTTTGTTTCGTTTCAATGAAAATGACTTAAATCCTAAATGGGTCAGCCGCTCCATCGTGGTTAAGGACAACCCTTTAAGTTCTATCTGAGCCTTAGGAAAAGCGGGACATCCGGACTTTTCGACCGTACACTTAACCGCAAACCCTTGAAACGTAACCGCCTCTTGACCGTCAAGAGTGATGGTTACAGCAACCTCTTTTTGCGTGTAGGTTGTGTTTTTATCAATTTCCGGCAGTAGTGACGGCATTTCCTGCCTCCTCGTAAACCAAGATCCATCTCGAGTTGAGTCCCTCGTATTGAGGGTCCGAGTTCCCTAATGTATCGACAAAAAACAAACGCCCCGAAAATAGAGGCGTCGGATAACAATTGATGTCTGTCCCTACACAGCACCGGCGCCCAGAGAATATCTGGACACCTTCGACCATTAGGTCACAAAAGAGATATTCGGCAACTTGACGTAACGTGATCACACAGTTTTGACCGTCAAGAACACACGAGAACTCTTGAAACGGCAGAGCACTTATAACGATTTGGTTCATTTTCTAAATAAGTTGGTAATACTCTTTAAGAACCCGGGTTTTACTTGAGCTTGACCCGTGTTCACCTTATTGGCCGAGGTTGCGCGCTTGGGCGAGTACGAGGTTTTTTGCTGACTTAGGTTTACAGAGACAATTTCAACGAACGAAGCGTGAACGTTGAGCATTGAGGCGCCCGTCGTTTGAGATCGAGAAAAATCATAATGATCGAGCGCCATATTTCGCCAAATTTTGGCAGGGCTAAATATCGTGCAGGTATCGGTACTGTTCAATCGCCTGTCAAGCATGGCAAGGGCCAAAACCTGAATGGCGTAATTACCGTTAAACAAAAACTCCACGTTCACACGTTCAGGTTCCCGCACAATGTTGAATGCTGCCAGTTGGCCATTTTCAATTGGCTCTGTCGGAACCCTTGAAGATTTATCTGCATCAACTGCGCCAATAGAAGTGTACGGAACGAATGGCAGAAGATTGTTGCCAACTACCGCCCAGCCCATGGACATTACAGAGTTTAGACTAGCCATTTAACCACCACCTTGACGATATCCACTGGCCGCATTCTGCAGCATATCCTCATAATCTCCCTGACCTTCCATTACCGCACGGTAGGCGGCGTCTTGTACGGCTTTAGGATCGGCGTTACCTTGAATCGTGATGCTGACATCCGTTTTCATCGGCGCGTTGATAACCGAAGAGGAAGCTCTAGGAACAATCGAAGCGGCGGCGCCGGCCTGAGCCCCCGGAGGTGCTGTAACTGGTGACTTCTTATCGTCACCAAAACCGAACCATCCGCCCACTGTGTCAATAGATTTAGAAGCCCAGTCAGGTAATTTCCAATCGGTGAAAAACTTCATTTTGTCTTCCAACCATTTGAAAATTCTTTTGCACCCGGATTCAATGTCCTCCCACGCCTTGATGAAGTTATCCTTCATCTTTGGGACGGTATTTATCAGGTTCGCAATATCTTTCGCCAAATCTCCTATAAACCCTACGACAGCCGCGATCGCCGCCACAACCACGTCCCCGAAGGCCTGCAGGAACATATCTTTGAGCGGTGAAAGTTTGTCTAAAAGGTCTGAGATTGACTTCCAGGCGTCCTGAAACGACTTTCGGATTCCTTTGATTTGATCGTCTGTATAACCTACAGATTTCAGGAAATCCTCAAATACACTCGGTCCGCCCTTAGTGAAGACAATCAAGTCATCGATAGCTCCGGCAAGCAGGAGAACTCCGGCTATAAGAAGACCGATGGGGCTTGTCAGTGCGCCCAATAGTTTTCCGGACATCATCAAGGCTGATTTTGGTCCGAATGCCAATGCCGCTGCTGTAGCAATACCGGTTAACGCAATTTTGATGAATTGACTATGCTCTCCGATAAACAGCGACGCATCACCAAAAACCTTAACGGCCTTCTCAACCCACGGGATAAAAAACTTAGCAAACTGATTGCCTATATTTTGGATAGTCATTCCCGTGACTTGCCACGAAATTTTGAAGCGTCTGGCATTCTCTGCATCTTTAGGCGTTAAGGCGAGTTTCCGATATGTCTCAACCAACTCTCCCATCTGCTTGTTGTTTTGCAGAAAAACGGCCGCGCTTTCACGTGTCAACCCGAGATATTTCAGAGCGTAATTGGCCTGAGCTCCCGTCATGCCGTTGAGCTGTTTTCCCATACGAAGGAAAACCTCTCCGCTTGCTCCTGTGCGCTCAGTAAACGCTTGCATGGCCTGAGTGAACACCTCGGCGCTTCCACCTGCTGCTACGTTCGCTTTTCTCCATGCATCAATCTCGGACACATTCATCCGGACTTTTTTAGAAATGTCGTCGAGCTTGGAGCCTTCATCTATGTAATTGCCAAACATGAATTTGGCACCAAACATCGCGGCCAGCGGAGCGGCATAACTCTTAATGGCAGAAAAGACCTGTTTCGCCATTGAATCAAGTTGAGAAAGAGATTTCGAGGCATCCTTTGAGGCCTTAGAAACATCCTTCCCTGCTTTCTTACCGCTAGTTCCGACGTTCTCTAAGTCTTTAGAGGTTTTCTTAGCATTTTGTCCAGCCTCATTTATAGAGGAAGAAACCTCTTTGATACCGTCCGAGCCCTCTCCCAGTGCGTCAAGTTTTTCGCCTGCTTCCTGAGCAAATCCGAGCAACTGATTCAGTTTCTCGGACATCAGCTCGAAAAATTTAACTACATCGTTCGAGTTGACGGATACATCAATAACTAAAGAGTCGGTCTTTTGAGCCATGTTATTAAGCGCTCTTTTGCGCTACCCACGAGTTGTAGTTCTTAATCAAAAGTGCCTCGTCTAATGCGTAGGCATCTTCCAGCGTTAGTTGTGTCTGAAGCTCGACCAAGGACGCCATGCCGCCGTTGATTAAACGAGAGATCAGAGGCGATAGCTGAGTAGTTACAGCTACGCCTCTAACCCGGGCACAGTCTGCTAAGAATTCTGCACGGCGGGGGAGAACTGGCGTATCAAGTCGGGAAAAAAACCGAAGTTCGCCTTGAAGCTTTCGATTCTGAGTTTGAGGATGGTCAACGGGCTAGAGATATAACCGTCTGCATCATCGAAGGAGAATTTGATCTCACTCTTACCATCCACCTTGTAGACCTCGGAAAGCAGTTCATCTAAAAGGGCCTTGGCTTCTGCATGAGGAACACTTACAAGCGCTTTGATCACATCTCTGTATCCCATTTCGCTCTCAATATCGAGATTTTTGCCGGTCATCAAGGCAATCCGGATCATTAGATCTTCAGCTTTAGTTGCCGGAAACGGATAAATCTTGAAGGTCAGCTGATTACCGCCGTCTTCCAATTTGATAACTTTCGGTTCCTTCATTTAAATGCGCTCCATAGATTCGAAGTGAAATACCCAAGTTGTCGGCGCCAGAACTTTATTAAGTGCCGGCATCGGATTTGCCGTCTGCAGCACACCATTTGAGAACTGGTAGGTCTTGCCGATAGACGGAATCTTGACTGTCAGATTGCAAACATAGATCTGTTTGTTGGCGCTCATTGCTTCGTAGAGCGTAGTGAATGCAGTCGCAGTCGGAGAGTTAGCCTCCAGCGTGATCGTTACGGGATAGATGTTCGGAGTAACGCCCGCAGCCATGAAGCCATCTACGCCCATTCGGGTCTCGGCAACCTGCTGGGAATCGGCAACAATAGCCGCATCTGTGGAGAATCTTTCCAGTTTCAGACCGTTCGGGTAAAGCTCTTCAATCGTCATCACTGCTGACGCATTGGCGGATGTGATATCTAATTTCGGTTTCATTTTTTATTTTCCTTAAAAAGAAAACCCGCCGTTTGATGGCGGGCCTCACAATTTCAATTTGGTTTCTTTTTCCGGACTACTCTTTTTGAATTTTCAGACTGAGTAATCCACCTGCAATTTTCAGGCTCATAGTTACCATTGGAATCTATTCGGTCTATCGTTAGGTCTTCCTGGTATCCGTGACTCATAGCCCAGTCCTTAAAGCTCAAAAAGTCTTTCCATTCATCACAAACGGTCACGCCCTTTCCTCCATACCACTTGTATTTGGACATGTTTTGGTTGTAACAACGATTGTGCATAGCCCTGAAAATTCTCAAAAGTCGATCACCCGTTGAGTTATGTGTGATCTTCGCCTTTGTCGCGTTTTCACGGCCTAAACAACCACAGGACTTTGTATGACCGCTTTTTAAATGGGGCGTACTGCTGACTGTGGTATTCCCGCAATCGCACAGACAATTCCAACGTGTGGTACCACCTTTCCCGTTCTCAGCTCTTCCAAGGACTACCAAACGTGTAAATCTTTTTCCAGTTAGGTCTTCAAAACGAGTGCTAACTCGCCCTTTACTTTTTTGACCTGTGATTATTCTTACTTCGGTAGCTAAACAACCACAAGATTTTGTTTGACCGTTTTTTAAGCTGTATGCGCGAACGTTTACTTTATTCCCACAATCACAAATACATTCGTACCAAGCTCCGCTTGATCCTTCCGGAACAAACCGTCTGATCGTGACCAATCTTCCGTATCTATTTCCGGTTAGATCTTCTATCGGTTTCCTTGCACCACGAATGTTTTCTCTGGACGCCTCTTTTAAAAGACATCCACAAGATTTTTTCTTACCACCCGTCAACTGATTTGTATAGGCGATAGTTTCACTTCCACAATCGCACAAACACTTCCAATATCTCTTTCCACCTTTAGACGGCAGGCTTTCTAAAACAGTCAAACGCCCGAATTTCTTACCAATGATTCCTGCTTTCATATGCTCTCGCTAGTTTGCCTATACAAGAGCATATTACAGCAACAATAGGAAATACTACATTACGCACGTTAACGGCATAGTAATTCTCTGAATTGACCCAGCATACGTAAACCAGAGTCCGAGTCTCGGGCTATCTCTCTGAGTTCTTACATTCGCAGCCGGACTCTCGATCAAGTACCAATAGCCTTTAGAGTAGAGGTCTTGCTTAATCGTCGGATTATTAGTTTCTGTCAGCAACTGCTGAACCTGCGAGTTGGACAGTGCCAGCCCTGTATCAATCACGCCATTACGCTTGGCATCGTTGATGGGATCAAGCAACCATGCCTCGACATAAGCAAAGCCGATTGCGTTGTAGGGAGCGCGATTGATAGCAGCGAACCCGTCCATGATCTGACGCTGGATTCGGGCCTTGAACCAAATCATGCCGTACAGGGCATCAATCCATTGATAGATTCCGGAGAGCAAGCAACCACGGTTGATAAAGTCAAACTCTGCATTGCGTGTTGCAAATGCTCCGACATAGTTGACCTTGAGATCATCCAATGCTTCAGCCACTTCGTCACTTAGAACAGAAGCCTTAATTCCGGAAGCCGATTTTGCGAACCACGTCTTAATGCCTTGGATAGCGGACCAATCAATAGAAGCGCCGACTGCAAGGAAGGCCGCGGCATCCTGAGCGGTACCGTAAACTATCGCCAAACAGTTGTAATTGCTTTCAGCTAACTGGGCGGCTTTCGTTGTGGACTGGGTAGATTGATCCAACATCTTTGTGTCTGTGGACCAATCAAAGTACACGTAGTCATCATCAATGTCTGCCCAGGCCGCTAAAGCGGAAGCCTCAGCCACCTCTGTCGCATAAAGAGTCGTGAAACCGACCCAGTTACGAGAAACAGAAGTCACAAGATTCATGTTCTGAGCAGGTGTCAGAGCATCAGCGCCTTGAGAGAGAACGGCGCCGGAATCCTCAGTCAATCCGAGCAATGCAGATACATCCGTTCCAGTGGTCGCCTTTGTCGCGAAGGAGATTGAAGCGGTATCGCCTGTTTCTGTGGTGGTCAGGATGATGGCATTTTGATCAGAATTAAAGGCGCCGGAAACCGCTCCGACTGCAGAAGCCAGCTCTGTTGCAACGTCACTGAAAGACTTAGCCGTGGAGAAGTCGAGGTTCACGACTTCTTTTTCTGTGCCGTTGACCGAAATCGTCAGGGAACCGGTCGTAATGGCTGTCAGTTCAGAAAGTTGAGCTGTGATCGGAGCTGATTTAATCCAAGCGGCGGCATCTGCATTGATTCTGCGTGCCACAAACAAACGATTGATCGCCTTCTGCTGATTGTTCACTCCGGAGAAGTATTGATTAGCAAAGTCGGCCTCAGGGGATTCGGCACCAAAATAATTCCCGACAGCGGCAGCGGTCACAAATTCCAGTGCCGGAGAATCTGCAGGAATCAGAGCATTCTGGGTCAGCAGCAGACCATTTGTTTCAAGATCGGCGCTCCCAGCTCCAATGATGCGAGGGGTGATAGAAACCAATCGATTAGCATTGATTGACATATTTTTCCTCAAAATAAAAAAGCGCCAGAAGGCGCCGACGATAATTTTTATGGAGCGGCTATGAGCCACACCAGAAACTCATTTATTTGAAAATATCCTTTACAGCCTTAATCGCTTTCGCAATCACCCAAACTGCGAGCCCGTAACCGATTAGGTAAACGGGAAGAGCTGCATACAAAGGAACGACAGTGACCATGGTTAGGGCCTCCGCTAGGTCGTGTAAAATGTTCATATTGACTGATTCCCTTGCAATCAGTTAACTCAAACCCCGCTCAGCTACCAACTGAACGGGGCTATTTTTTTTTCATAAAATTCTTATTCTTAGGACTGACATCTTGACCGGCTCTTCGGGCCGTTCTACAATTCCGCTCATAGCTAGAGATTGTTCTGTTGACCGGTGTAAACCTTTCACCGAGCCCTTAGAAGGCGGTAATAGCACAGCGTCTCTGGCTTTTCTTTTTCTCATTTCAATTTCAAAAGAAGCCTTTTTCTTATCAAACCATCGGTTTCCTTCGGTGTTGACGTTGTACGCATGGAAGTCAGTGCGTGACGATTCTCCTATATCGACAGCCACTGTTTTTTTAATGCCATTAACCCTTACGTTTTTCATTTTTGTATGAAAGGCCACTTGCGGAGAATGGTTGACAGCCTCTTTCCTCCCGAAGTAGGAGCCTTTTTCTATTACTTCTGGAACAAAAGGAAGAACCTCTAGTATTTCTCGTAGGTGCCCAGAAAATTTCTTAAATTCCTTTCTCCCTTTGCCATCGAAAACAACAGAAACTGTTTGCTTCTTCCTAGATATCTCCACCTCAGTGCTAACCGAACCTCCTCGCAGTTCATTGTCGTAATAGAGGACGATAGCTTTAGCGGGATTACCTCCGGCCTTTTGCAAGTAACTATGAATATCCTTTGAGGGCGGACTCTCAATGAGATTTTTCCCTGATTTCGGATAGGACTGCTGGCTTTCTACTTTCTTTCCTACTTTCCCTTCCAGTTTGCCATTCTTACCGACTGGTATATGAGTGCCATTCACCGTTATCCACTTTGCGGCATCCTGAGCATCACCAGGGTTTGTTGCGTAAGTTCTCCCAAGCCCATACATTAGTCCGAGCTTGAATGCTCTCCCAAGTTTGAAAGCAAGTTGCTCGTTCATTCCTTTTCCTTCGGCGGGTAGCTCACATCAACGTTTTTCAGGTCAACATCAACCGCACTAAAGAAGCCCATCGAAACTTTGATCTGGCTCTGCATGCTGAGATGAATCATCAGAGTGGATCTCCTGACATAGTTGTCAGAGTCCCCGACAATGGTGGTGTCTCTAGGATCGTCCGCATGAAGCAGGCTGATTCCTCTATCAACAAAGAACTGGACGCCGACATGAGACCTGCATACAGTCTCCAAGGCCTGAGCCCTCAGCATGGCATTCATTCCGTCGGAGCCGTTTAAAGTCGATGCGTAGCAATCGACCTGAACCAAAACCTCTGTAGTCGTTGAGAGATAAACGTTGTCATCGTTTTGGTCCTGCTCCCAGTCCTCGGCACTCGTCCCGTGTCGAACGCTGGAGATGTAGGAATAGATGACGTAATCGTTCCCTTCAGGAGGCAATGCCAGATTGTTCTGGTTACCGTAGAAAATGTTTTCCGGCGCCACTTCCGGAACTGCAAATATCTCAAGAAATTCTTGGATCGCTGTCCGGATATTCGGGCTCAGGTTTTGTGCTTTCATCTTCTTCCTCTACGATGTTCAGCTTCTGAGGCGTGGTTTGGAATGTGCAGCGGACCGCCTCCCAACCTGCGTCCGAAAAATCCTCGATCACCGCAGTGATCAACCACTGGCCTCCTTTGGAATCTTCGACATAATCTCCCGACCTCGCTAATGGCCTATAGATTGCCCAAGGCCGCTGCTTCTGGTCGCTCGATGCGTAGAGGTACAGGCGCCGGATGATGGTGTTCTGTCCGGCTAAGTTGGCATGGTCAAGAGCGCTATCGCCTTCGCTTTGAAAATTCCCCTGAATCTCTTCAGGCGGTGCGTAATACGCTTGGACGACTCCTCCTACATTCTTTTGGCCGACCGATCGATACAGCTTGAATATTTCGTCAGCATAGTTGGCGTTAATCGCCTGGCGGACAATTGCGTGTAGGTTGAGAGACATTAGGAAACCTTCCAAGTTATGGAGCTTTGCAGGACGCCACTCAGCGTTAGAGGCTTTGTAGTCATCACGTTGTTAGGGAGAGTGCCTTTCCCTTTAGCTTTCTTGGCCTTGTCCATTTCTCCTCGAGCTTCCAGTAAAGCCATCGTGAGTTTGGACCGTTTTTCGAAGGAACCAGCTGGGATACCTGCATTTCGAATAGTTTCCTTAATATCGTCCGTCGCCATTTGGCCCATAATTCCAAGGGAATGCTGAATATCGAAGGTCTTGAGAAACCTTGATTTGAATTTTGCAGTCCAATCTGATCGCTTTTTAGCGTAGGTATCTCTCATGAATGGGCGTGCCGGAAGATGCAACGTCCCAAAATTTTGGATGTAATTTCCATCCTTATCATGGATTGGCAGGTCTAATATCCCCGATAAATACGCATTTTGCTTCCCTGATACCCTTTGCACCCAACCGTACTCTAAGTACATGGCATAGGTCGCCACATCAGGGATCATGACTCCAACTTCAAGCTTCTTATTTTTTTCAGCTTTAAGTTTGTCTGCTAGCTTTTTGAACGCATTGTTAGATGTGATTTTGATGCCCATCATCATCCCCACGGATGGTAATTGTTTCCCGGATAAACTCGGCCGCCGATTCGGTATTTGGCAGTCAGCGTCCAGTACATGGCGCCGCATTGTGTTTGAGCCCACCAATCTCCGACAAAAGTATTCGTTTTCAGAAGATCAAAGCTGGTACTCACACTTCCCTGCGTAGCACTAGCAATCCTGCCAACCTGACCGTTCGGCTGCTGGCTGAGTGTCAGCAGGTGGCAGGTTGCAAGATCAAGAAGGCGCTCCCTTGTATAGATCTTGTTGTCCGGATCATAGGGAGCAAAGCTGTCGGCGTCCGTATTCCCCACGAACTCCACCGCCACATCAAAGTAGAACTGAAGAGTTTCGTCCGGGAATTTAACTTCATCCGAAAACGCAGGATGAAGGATTCGAAATTTTTCAGGATCAAAGACGACGACAGCCATTTTGTTAACCTTCTTCGTTCTTAACTTCTTCAACGTTGACCGATTCAGGATCGATCGGATTGAGGCCGTGGGACGCTTCTTTTAACTCGTCCTCGCGGCCTCTGAATTCTTGAACTGATTTCATCTCAAGCAGGCACGGAATACCGCCATTCACGCCTGTGAATACAGCCTCCTGACCATGCATGCGCTTGATGTTTTCCCAGTCCTCTTTATCGATCTGGAATGCGACAGAGTTTCCCTTGCCCAGCAGGATCCCGTCACGTTTTCCTCTAAGCGAATCATTTACGCCCGGAAAAACGATCGTTTTTGTTCCGCCATTGCCATTCGGCACATCATCAAATTTGAGGCCGTGTGCCAGAGTGCAAGCAATGATCACCGTGGACTGAGTTTTAGCAGTGCTCTTCTTCTGGGTATTGCTGAAATTGTCTGCGACAACCTTTCCGGATGTTGCTTTCTGAGTTGTGTTTGTACGAGCCATTATTTCAATCTCCTAAGAAAGAGGCCCGAGAGATCGGGCCTCCGTAGCTGGTTAGTTCAGGTTAGATGCCGAGCATCGTGGCAACGAGGCTGGGACGACGAATAACAGCGCCCCAAGTTCCGCCAACGACCTTTTGCTTGTAGCTTGACATTTCCGGAACCACACGACCCAAGAAATACTTCTCAGAGAATGCGCAGATACCAGTCTCAATGCCAAACAGGTCAGGAACAGTCATGTACAGCATTTCACCAGCCGTTGTAGTCAGCTCAGGAAGCTGAACAACCTCGATGTTGGGGAATGACTGCTTGAGCATAGTCATAGCCGTAAGACCGAAGGAGTTCGGCTCGGTCAGGTAAGGAGCTCTGGTGTTGCTGACAGCGAGAATGATGCGGGAGTTCTGATCAACCAAACCGCCGTTATTCTTGCTAATTTCAGCCCAAAGCTTGTTAATGTCGTTATAGACAATGTTGGCAGTCTTCTCAGGCTGTGCAGCGCACTTTGCTGTCCACGTAGAGTTAGCGGTAGATCCCGTGGTGATGGAGATCGGAGAAATCGAAGCGTTCAGGTTCGGGTCATTTAACAGACCGTAGACCTTCTTACCTTCGACACCATAAAGCGCAAACTTGTTGTGAGCCATCGCCATAACGTAGGCAGAGGCCTGTTGTTTAGAAGAAACAACATTCAACTTGGCCTTAGCCGCAAGACCCACCTCACGATCACCATACTTGATGACAGTTTGGAACAAGAAGTTTTCGCGAGTCGGGTACTCCACGTTCACATCTGTAGAGACGTTCTCCGCGAAGTCAGAGTAAGGAGTCACATTGCCCGCATACTCTTCGACCGGGAAGGTGAAGAAGTTATCTGTCCAGTCACCCTTTCTTTCTTCGCCGAAAATCTTTGTAGCGTTCTGGGCGGCAAACAGGATGGGGACGACCTGCGGGTCAATGAATGTCGTGAAGACTGACGGGACGCCGACAGACACAGGAGTCTGCAATGCAGCATCTCGAGCCATTGCCTTAACCGTTGCATCGTAATCGACGTTGATCTTACCTTTGGCGTCTGTGGAATAGGACATGAATCCTTTTGCTTCCACACCATGCACGCCTTTTTGCTTTGCTAATTCAAAATCGTTCATTTTTTACCTCAGATTAGGATCCACTCGCGGCAGGCTGATAACCGAGGCCGTGATTGGAAATGATGATCGTGTCGCCTTTTGCGCCAGCCGTCTGAACCGTCCAACCAGTGTCATTTGCGGCGCCGGCATCACCAAACGTGATGGCGCCGGTAGTCGGATCACAGAGAACAGCTTGACCGAGAGTTGCGGCCGCAGGTGCGACGATGTAGTAATCGCCTCTCACTGCAATCGTCAGTTCAGATCCTTTCGGATAAATGTCCGGAGTATCTGTGCCCAGCTCGATGGACGCCGTGAACGTGCGCTCAACAAAACCGATCGGTTTGGCCCCTGCAGAGCCCTTCAAGGATGCGATTGGGAATTTCACGGCTGTTCCGGTTGGGGAGGCGGCTACAGCAAACGCAAAACCACCGCACTGGACAGTACCGTCAGACAAGTAGTTCTGAGGCGTGTAGACGGCCTGATTGAATGCAACCTGCTGTCCCGGAATACCGATAGCAGGATAGAGACCTACAGATTTTTGAAGCATCAAAAAATCTCCTATTTATTTAACATTGTTCAAAATTGCGCTGACGGCAGTCGGCTTCTCGGTCACCTTGGCGCCGGAGTCTTTCGCACCAGCTAAGGCCTTTCGACCCTGCATGTAGGCGCGATACGCAGAACGAGCTTCGGATGCGGGGATGTTTTTCAAACCGAGTTTCTTGAGTGCTGCCACATAGATGGAACCTGCGGAGTCATAGGATCCGGCACGGATAACACCTAACACCGGCTTGACTTCTTCGATTGCGGCCAGTTCAGAGTAGATGGCGTTTCGGAGAATCTTCATGGAGTCAGAGGCAGAACTCTTTTCTTCTTTGCCATCATCAGGTTTCGGATCTTCATCTTGTGCGCCTTCATCTTTCTTCTGGGCGTAATTCAATCCGGCAGCAAAAGCCTTCTTCTCTTCTTCAGAAGCTTCATCAAGACCACAGGATTTCAATGCATCTTCCGCTTCTTTTTCGAGATAGCGTTCTTCGCCTTCGCGTTCGTGATCAGAATCGATGCGTTTAGGATCGTCCTTTTCACGTTTTTCGCCGTAGAGAACGCCAGCTTCAAAACCAGCCTTGAAGTTCGGATCCTTCATCTTTTCATCAAGTTCCGGATCGTCGTCCTGGGCCTCTTTTTGTTCATCGGGCTTAGGATCTTCGTCTCCTGTAGCCTGAGAGTAAGCCAGGTCAGACAGAGTGGTCTTAAGCTTTTCAGCTTCTTCGTCCGTCAGGCCTTTTGCCTTCAGTCCTTCGATGATTTTTTGAATCATCGCGTCTTTGTCATCATCTTGAGCGCCGTCAACGATTTTTCCGTTAGGATCAACGGAATGCAAATCGATAATCGCCTTTGCTAACGTCACTTCAGCCTGCTCAACAGCGTCATCTTTTTCCATATTGAGAAAGTCCTTATTAGAATCGCGAACTCTTACCTCAGGCCCAGCGCGCCCAGTTTCAACAAGCGCAAGATGGTTCGCTCTGATCTTGCGTTGCACATAGTCGTATTTCTCTCCATCAGGTGTCTCACCCGGCGAGAAGTCGGGCTCGAACGTGTACGCAAGACTCAACTCACGCATTGAACCGTCTTCGATCCTGCTGCGTGCGTCCTTGTCGTAAATGTGCAGAGAGTTAACTAAAAACGGAGCCTCAAAAGCTCCGTCCGTTCCGGTAGTGCCGACCCGAGTTTGTTTGTTCTCGGGGGCTCCGTGATCATCGTGATGCTCAAGATGAATCGGGATACCGTTAATTGATTGAATCGTTTCGGGAGAGCTGAGTTCTTCGGGCGGTCGATAGGCGTGATAAATCTTCTCCGGATCAAGTCCGAGCTCTCGCCAGCCTGCAATCTCCTGGCCGTAATACGGAGCAACCTGAACTCTTGTCAGCGGAGATTTTTGGACATGGAGGAAACCATTGTCATCAACAGATCGAACGCTCACAGAATCAATTGCAACCGTGCGTTTTAGATTTCCCACAGTAATAACCTCGAATATTGTTTAATCCGGAAGAATGCTTCTGAACTGGCATCTGCACCAGTAAAGCTCACCTGGCATCACATTCCGCCCGACTTCCTTGTCGTAAAGACCCTTAGAAAGATCAAACTCTTTGCCGTTCATCTCAATGTGGCTTTCTCGACTGGTGTACTTGCCGGGGACGTGAATCCAAACCCCGCGAGTAATGCCCAAACCTTTGCAGTTAGCCTGCTGAATCTGCTGATTCAATTTGAGAGTTTGGTCAATTGCCACACGCTGAGCTCGTTGAGCTGTAAACGAAGAAGAACGGCCAAGAGCTTCGACAATCTGCGAATAGGTACCGCGACCTTCATACGCATCCATAAAGGCCGCACGGATGTTTGTCAGCTCAGACGTTGTGATGTTGCTGATGAGGCTTGTCGTGTCGGCGACCATACGCGGGAGCTCATTCACTGCCTGTGGCGTAATGAAAAAGTGCTTTCGCGTCTGCCTCATCTCGTAGGCAAAAACCGAAGCCGGAACTCCTGCAGCCAGCAGTGATGCTTTCTGGGCCGTTGAGACATCAGTAGCGAGATTCTTCACGTACCATTCAGCGATCTGACGTGTTTCCCGATCTGCGGTTTTCATCCAGTTGCCCATGTTGCGGGCAATGAAGTCATCAACATTGCGACGGAATCGATCAGGATCACGAAGAACCAAGCGGTTGATTCGTTCCTTGATATTCCGAAGCCGTGCGCGATCGAGAGGATCATCCGGACGGAACGTTAAGGAAGCGTCCTCGGTCAATCCTCCAGCATCAGACAGATAAAGAAGTATCTCGTTGAGAATCCTATTTCTGAAGGACTTCAAGAAGGTGTCGAGCTTCCTTTTGAACTTCGCTTGTCTGCCTAGATTCGGCTGAACGGCACGAGCAGTCTTCATTAGAAAATCTCTCCAGCTTTGTCTTCATCAGTCTTCGGCGCCGGCGCCACGTTCTCAGCCGATCGCTGTTTCAGGAAGTTGTTCATCAGCTCATTCTGCTGACTGGGATCATCAGTCATGAGTTCGCCTTCCATCCCCTCCGGCAATTCTTCCGGAATGAAGTCCAGACCCATATCTGAATCACGGCGGACAAACTCGCGGACTTCTTCAGCGCTCAGAACATTTCGATCCTGCAGCACTGCCAGCATGTCGACCTTTGTCTTAGCTGTGATTGCTGTAGCAGCGGCATCGGCCTCTCCGAGTTCGTTGAACTTGAATGTAACGGACGGATCAACATGACCAAACTCAACCAACTGGATAGCCTTCAAGACGGTTTGAATTGCGTCTCGATTGAGCTCCTGCTTCGACTTGATATGGTCGTAATAGTTCCGGATATCGCTCTGACCGGTCGCATTGAAACCACTCGGAGAGATTCCGAGGAGCTTGACCGCCGGCGTTCGGTTGATAGCCGCAATGAATTCCAATGCCTGCCGGATGATGCCTTCAACTCCTGAGATCGTCAGAGTGATGTTCTGCAGATCCTCCGAAGAGTCACATGCAAAAATGGCCTCATTCGAACGGTAACGCTGTAGAAGCATCATCTTCGCGTCTAACTGCTCAATCCCGCCAGCCTCAAAAGCCTCAGCGAAATTTGTTTTGAATACCGTGAGGTTGAGTTTCTCCAGAATGCTGACCCCTGTTTCCCGGGCTTTGTTCCAGTGGAGAACGTAATCCCAAAGGATCTGAGCCTGTGGGATTCCAAGGAAGTTATAGGCAGGCCTCAGAAGCAGCGGAGGTTCATTGTCAACTAGTCGAATAAGACGAGATGCATGCACCTCTTGGCCAAGAACGAACCAAGATCTCGGCTTCAAATAATCGTCTTTGAGCGGCTGGCTGGCGTTGTAAAATCCCGGCGAGACATTGACCGGATCAATAACGATAAATTTGATCGCCTTATCCTCGCCCACTAGCTCGGCTGACTTGTCGGAATAATTGAGAGGAAGCTTTAGCGCTTCTCCTTCGACCCCAGTGTCAACAAAGATAAAGGCTCCTCCCATGAAGCCGACGATGCTCAGGGCTTCATTAAAAAGCCTTCTCAGTCGATATTTGTTCTCCTGCAGATCTTGGAGCGTCTTAACGTTATCCGCCGATTCGTCTTCACCTCCCTCTATCTGAATCCATTCCCGGCACATATCATCCGCAACGGTCTGAATGCAGGTGCGGATCATGCCGTTTTGCGCGATATTCTGCAGGACGCCATAGCCGACAAACGATGTCATCGGGAACTGTCCTAGATCCAAAGCGTGCTGCGTCAACGATGCATAGTACGCATTGAAACTCGAGCCAATCGCGGCATCATTTGTGAAACGAGACTCTGCTTTCTCCGGCTCTTTTGTGTTTAAGGTGATCGGAGGATAAAAGAGTGTTTTAGCCTCCTCCGGAGAGAACGATGTTCTAGGGGGCACGAAGCGAGAGCTTGCCGCATCGATGATCTTTTGATTGATCTTTCGGCGTTTGTTTTCGTCTAGTTGATTCATGATTTTCAAAATCTAAAACGTGCCTGCTGCATCTGCTCTCGGGTCAAAATGACACCTTTTCCACTCCGGAAGTAATTCAATGCCTGAGTTGTAGCGTCACAGTTGTGAACTAAGACTCCATTTGCAAAAAACATGTGAACATCACTCACACACAGGTTGTAAACGGGCTCTATTCCACCCGAGCTTACGGCTACAGGCTCTAGAGCATGTAGTTCTGGGTTTTCTGCCTCCACCCTCGATAGAAGTGAACTCTTGACCACAGATTTCACATTTTTTTGTGACTGAGTAGCACTCGTAATTCCATCTGTATTGAGTTTCACACTTTCTTGAGCAGAACCTTCCGTTTGGACTTTTTGCCTCAAAAATGGAGCCACAAAGCGAACAGACACATTGATAAAAGGTCGGAAGCCTTTCTTTAGCATGCTGGCGATGCCAACTTCTTCCTTCTTCGCTTCTATGCCATGCACTTGCAAGCGGCCGCACCTTGTCAAGATGTTTTTTGACCCTTTCAGTTTTGTAATTAGTTTTCTTGCAGTGTTCATTCCGTGATAAACACTCAAGATTGCTAAATTCGTTATTGAAAGTGTTGCCGTCCTTATGATGGATATGAAACCCTTGAGGCACAGTTTTCCCAGAGAAGAATTCCCATATAGCCACATGGAGCCCTTTCGGAGCTTTCCTGCCTTCGTTCGTGGTGGACTGGCTAAGGTAATACTTCCTCGATCCCATGAGACGATAGGTAACGCCGTTGAACGTAACCTTCTCTGCAGGATTGGATTTATCAAGTTGCGGTATTTGAGCTTGATGCATTTTTCCTCCTCAACCGTTTGGAACGCTTTTATCTCCGCATCTCGCGTAATAAATGGGTGATCCGGAGTAGCCGTTACTCCAAACTTCGATATCACATTTCTGGTACCTGTCTTTCCGGAGAACAAAACACGTTTAAGACCGAATGGGGTTAGAACCATTTCGCCCGCCTTAATCTTTTCTATCGGCTTGTCTCCAAAAAGAGTGGCCACCTTAGTTCCAGCAACGAAACACTGGTCATCGTGAGAACCTGCAGGAAACTCAAGCAACTCACTGACGTAATGCGGCACCCAAGGGGCTTCCGAATCTTCCGGAATAAAAACATTCCCTGCTTCAAAGTAGGGAGTAACAGAAGAGGCTCGGGCCTCTTTCGATTCGGTAGGCGTTATCGGAACAAATCCCGAAACCGTAGATTTCAACTCAGAGATCACCGCTGATCCGTTCGCCTTGTCTTCAACCAGCTTCCGGACAACACGCGGCCACTTCTGTGCAAGAACTCGGACCATCTCTTTTGTCTTCACAAAATCCCATTGGCCCCGTACTTGATCAAGCAGGTAAAAATTCGGTCCTTTTTTGCCCCAAACCTGACCGACCACATAGTCGGAGTTTTTGGAATCCTTGAACGTCATATCCCATGACATCAAAGTGTGATCAAACTCTGGAGGAAGGCTTGATGCTGTCCATCTTCTAAACCATTCAAGCTTGAACAAAGCACCGCCATCAGGAACTGGGTGCTGCTGATACAACGCCTCCCAATCTCTGCTACCAATCGTTTTTTGGATCTGCAGAAGAGTCGAGAGCGGATAACGCTCAGGATGCAGAGCTTCCCCAGCTTTGCGGTGTAATTCGTCATGCTCGGCGATAGCCGGATAATTTACGATCCGGAATGTATCGCCCTCTCCCATCCTCTGGATCAGTCGACCAATCAGATCGTCTGTGTGCCAACGGGTGGCCATTACGATGACTCCACCTCCGGGAGACAGTCGGGTGTAGGCGGTAGATGTGTACCAGTCCCAAATGGAGTCTCGGATAGTCTTAGAACCTGCTTGAGCTCGGTCTTTAATCGGGTCGTCGATAATCAAAATATCGGCACCCTGACCCGTTATACCGCCACCCACACCGCAAGAACGATAGGCGCCGGCATGACCAACAATCTCGAAGAGGTCAGAGGTTCTTATATACGATCCTCGGGAGTCGGTACGCACTCTCGAATTGCTGAGCCGAGTATTCGGGAACAGCTCAAAGTATTTCTCATCATCTATTACGCGTTGAACATCTCTGTTGAAGCGCTGTGATAGGTCTGAAGAATACGATGTTGCGATGATTTGAAGTTCTGGATTTCTCCCAAGAGCAAAAGCCGGAAAGCGCCTAGAAACAAGCTCACTCTTCCCGGATCTCGGAGGCATCGTGATAATTAGCCGAGGAGACTTTTTATCTGCCACGTCCTGCAGAAACCTGTCCAGCTCATCACAAATTTCTTTGTGTACCCAGCCGAGCAGGTAGTCAGGTTTTGTGTGCAGTGTGAAAAAAGACAGGCCCTTACGGGCCTTAGCTAGTCTGATCTCCTGTATCGTTGGAAGCCGCATTCACAATACCCTCCAGCGCGTCTAACTGTTCCAAGGTGAGCTTGCTTAGATCCAGCTGGTTAACCTTATCGACCTTGACCGGTTCACCGTCTTTTCCAGTGATCTCCTTCCTGTCAGTCTCTTTCCACCCACAGCGACTCTTCATGTAAAAAATGGTCGCTGCCGGATTGCCCTCCCTAATGAGGGACATTAGTTTTCCGCCCACAAAGGCGTTTGCCTTAGCCTTTCCCTTTTTTATGGCGGTGGCAAAATTGGCAAAATCTTTTTTTCGATTTCTCAAGGTCCGATAACTGATCCCGAGCGCGAGAGCGATCTCTTCCTCGTTGTCACAAACCTGAGCCAGTTGTTCAACCTTCTCTAAGTCAATCTGAATGCGTGGACGAGTCCGCTTCTTTTGAACTTTTTCTTCCATGCCATCATCCTGCCTCTAGTTAACTGGTCATATCGATGATCTTCTGAATTAAATCCTCGGGTCCGAAACTCTTAACGAAATCCTGAACCTGCTCTTTGTATTCGATCGGAATTGAGAGCGTCAGATTAAAGCTATCTGCCTCGGGCTCCTCTTTTTCCGGTTCTTCCTCTTCCTCAGCGAGTTCGGTAGTTCCACACAACAAAGCGTTCAACTCTTCGTCTGAGAAACCAGTGACCGGCGCCAAATCTGTATCCTGCAATTCCTGCAGCTCAATTCTCAGGAGATCAATATCCCAACCGGAATTAAGAGCAATTCGGTTATCTGCAAGGATGAAAGCCTTCTTCTGAGCTTCAGACAATCCGGTTAATTCAATTGTCGGTATTACCTTCAGCCCGAGTTTCTTAGCCGCCTTCAAGCGTCCATGTCCGGCAATAACTCCGCCCTGTTCATCAACCAGGATTGGATTGTTGAACCCAAATTCCTTGATCGAACTGGCGATTTGATTCACCTGTTCCTCAGAATGCGTCCGGGCATTGTTTGCATACGGAATCAGGTCATTGACCGGCCTGTAGAGAATTTTGAGTTCAGATTCTTTCATAGCTTAAAAAAGGTGCGCCCGACATCTTTCAGCCGAGCGCAACCCCAACCAACCCCAAGGAGATAGTTTGTTAAGGCGGTTTTCTCCGCCATTCTCGTCAGGAGAATTAGAAATCCAGCGGAGTGAGCATCGTTTCCATAAGAATGAAAAGCTAGGCTTGCTGGATGTTGTAAATGGCTCGGTGCTTAAGCCCACCGAGAGGCTGGCGGTTGTCGATAATCATTGAGGTCAATGAAACCGCTGAGATGTTAGCCGTCCGCCAGTTCTTTAATAATTCGATTTTGGAGTACGGGAGGACAATCGAAGATTGAGCGAACGGCCGAAAAACAAAAAGCCCCGAAATCGGAGCTCTTATGTAATCGATTGGCTTAATCATCGTATCCTCTTTTCTTTGGATACACGGGCTCCTCCGCAAGGAACCCGTTCAGATTAAGCCTATCGGCGCCTGAGTATCACAGGCTTGAAATTGTCTTATTGACGATACCACACCGAGACACCCATTGCAATAAATGCTATTTCTTAGCCGGTGCTTCCACTTCCTTTAATTCTCTATCCGGGAATCTCGTAACACTAACCACGCCCCTCCGGAGCAAGGAGGCAGAGGCTACGTCACTCAATGTCATATACGCGGCCAACCCAGAGTTAAACTTGGCATTCTTCACGTTATGCACTGGAATCGTTTCTTTCCCATCACTCAAGAAGAGACTTATGTAATCGATTCCGAGAGCCTGATTTGTATCGTTCTTAAAGACCAACCGTACCTTCACATCCTTCGGACCATAAATCGTGGCAGATCGCGATAACTCATCAATCTTGGTTTTTATGTCTTTTCCAATAAAAACATTCATGAACTGATTGTTTTGAGAGGAACCGATGCAAATCTCATTGGCATTGCAATCCTTCAGCCCAATACCGCCCACTTTAAATGGGAGTTCAAACTGGGCGAAAGTGTCTATCCCGCTTCCTCTCTTGCACCCCAAATAAGTGGCATTTGGGAAAACGTAGTTAATTTTTTGCTTGGCCTCTAAGACAGAAGAACTTTCTAAGTCGCTCTTGTACTCTTTGCATGCCGGAACTTCAATATCCAATCGGGCATTCTTAATGACCGGAGCGCCAAAAACTTCAGAGTATGTGACTGGCATCGTGATTTCAGATTTGCATCCAGCCAATAGAAGTGCAGTCAGTCCAACTAGGACAGAAAGGGATTTATTCATTTTCGATCTCCTAGGGTTTGTATGTAATTTTTAAATTTTATCAGGGCAAGTTGAGAAATAATCCGGCGAATATCCCATCTTTACCTGAGACATTCGCACTGTTTTCCCTTATTGTTTTTCTGCTTTATCCTTTGCCGCTTCATAAGCTCTTAGCCTAAGGGCAAAGAAAATCAAAGATTCTTTGATCCAACCTTCTAGTTTTACATCCTTTACCTTCCAGATTTTCCGTCCAGCTCTACGCAGAGCATAGTTATTGGAAAATACATAAAGGAGGATGATGTTCTTCGCCGTCTTAACGGTTAGCCCTCCCTCACCAATAGTAAAAAAATCGGCACCCGGTACATCCAAGTATTGCCAAACCAAGTTGAGTAAATCCGCGTCTTTTTGGTCAACCTTCATCGCAAAATCTTCTGAGCGATCATCCGGACCAGAATAATCCTCAGAAAAATCAGTCTTATTTCTCGTCAATGCGAGGGCTTTCTCTACTGCGTAGGCAATCGAGACGTTTTTAACAACACGATCACGGTACGCCCGGCGCCAGTTATCCAAACGAGGCCTGAGATCATCAATGAGTTTTTGTTCTGTTTCTGTCATCCAAGAGTCCTCACGTAGCTAAACATGCAGTAGAGATAAATAATCCCGATGGCCGAGAGCCCAAAGAAATCCAACTTTTTCCTGAGCTTGTCGCGGTGCTCCAAAAAATCCGCAATCTTCTTAGCGACCCAAAGAAGGGCGTAGATTGCCATCACAGAATTGATCCACCAGAAAACAAATGCTTCAACGTTAAAATGCCTGAACATTCCAGCCCCCACCCTCTTTCTTTGGTCTCGGTGTGACGATAAACAACGGAATCGGACACTCATCAGCACAGACTTTGCATTTAACTTTTGCGTCGTCAGCGAAGATTTTTAGAGAGCCCTTGACCTCGTGCAGCTCAAGCGTTTTATCTGGACGCATGACAAGAAAATCAGGCGTATACGAGCATCGGTTTGAGGCAATCTTCCACGTGAAGCGCTCGAACCAGTATTTGAGGATTAACCCAGCGTTTTTCTGTTGTTCTAAGTGGTCTCGATAGGCGGCCTCGGTCCGGTTCATTTCTCCTACTTTTAACCTGCCCTTTGCTTGTAAAAACCTTTTCATTTATCCCTCCTGATTGAGTTTGTGTTGTTTGGTTGAATTCTTTAATGCTGTTTCCAGAACATTAGAGTTCCGTTGAGCGATGATCTGAGCGTGTGAAGGCCAACGCTCAAACTGCGAGAAGAAGTCTCTCCTGCGTTGAATTTGCTCGTCTCCTGCCTGCTCGAACACGGAGCATCGAGCAAACGAGACCGGATAGCACTCGATTCCGGCGCCTTTGTCCGGATGGTGACAGTAGATGTTCATGTCCCCAAAGGACTGTTTTGGAGGCAGATGCTTCTTCCCGTCAGGTCCTATCCAAAAGGCCTGAGCATGAATGCAGTAGAGGCAGCATCCGGTCATGATCAATCCTTATTCTGTAGCCACAAAATAAATGCGATTAACAAGAACACCACACCGCACATAGAAAGATAAGCAACGTCCTCAAGATCAAAATTCATGTCTTTTCTCCCGTCCGATTTCAAAAGCAGCTCTCACGAGTAACCCGAATAAGATCAGGTTGATAAACACGACCGGCGCCAAAATGATCATCAGCATCTGCCATGCACTCTCAGACATAAAACCTCCTAAAAGTAGGGTTCCGGCGCCGGCTCGGACTTTGTTAAATCCAGCCATGGCCTCACTGGAACACGCGTCCACGACGTGCAGAAATTCAGACTGGCGTTGTCTCTCCAAAGCTTGATGAACCCTTCCCAAGATCCGTTTCTCTGCTTGCATAGGTTCAAGACAAAATCGGGTTTTGTGTCATCGACATCTTTTCCTTCAGCCTTCTTTTGAACCTTGCTGTAATCGCGGGCCAAGACAAAAACATTGAAGGCAATATTCGTGATGTTGGAGCTCCCTTTGATTGAGTCTTTTGAAGCTGAATCAAAGACGGAGTAAATTTTTGAACTGGCATCACCACGCTTGCGGCAATGGGCCACAACGACAATGTGGACATTGTTGGTCCGAGCAAACTCAACCAGTTTTGTCATCACATAATCGGTTTCCTTCTTGTCCATGTCGTCTCTGACACACATCATCAGAGAGTCAACAAAGAGGATGTCTGACTTGTAGTCATGGACAGCTGATTCAAGAAGGCGCAAAAGTTCGTCCGGAGAAACCTTTCTCTGAAGATCACAAATTCGCATTCTTGAGGCGAATTGTTTGAAGAAGAGGTCAACATCAGGCTCTTCAATCATCCGTTTCTCAGTGCTGCAGACCGTCTGCATGAGCATTCTTTCGATCGTCCGTACCGGAGCCATTTCAAAGGAAGCAATGTAGAGAGAAGCTCCGCATGAAATGAGGTGAAGTCCGATCTGCCCAAGCAGCAGAGATTTTCCGGAACCGTTTTCGCCAGCCAACACCGTTAGTTCTCCGGGACGAAATTCAAAATCGATCGGTCGGCCGATGCAACCTTCATTAGTTTGTGTGAAGGGGAGCGTGAACTTGGACACATGGGCCTTCTTCGCGTCCAGATAGTTCTGGAAGTCATTCTTAAACTCAAGAACGTCCTTGTTGATGAAAAACTCAGGAGGCTTGTAAGCCCTACTCTCGTATTCCGACAAAGAAGTTTCTATTTCGGCTCCACCCGTCGGATCGCCCCAATAGCCATCAAGCTCAGGCGAAACGCTTGTATTTTTTGGATTCATAGTCAAATTTCCACGCAATCAGTTGTTTGTTTTTGAACATCACCGAAACGATGACGGCGGCGGGTAGAGCTTTAGGGATTTCAAGCATCCATCGGCGGACGGTCTCTCTAAGTTCAGGCGTATCTTCAACATCGATAAAGTCGATCAGAACAGTCTTCCCTCTTAGGAATTCAGCCTTTATGTGGTTTGGTTCATCGCAGAACGAAAACAACACCGTAGGAACCTGAGGCCGTCTTCTGGGCAACACCTCAATTTCATCTTCGTAGATCGCATCGGCCTGATAGAGAGCTAACTCACTGTCAGTCAGGCGAGGGAAAAAGACCAACTGGGTAGTCGTAAATGCGTCCGGATGCTCGTAAAACGTTCTACCCTGATCGTCACGAACAACGGCAGCAGCGGCAAACATCATCTCTGCTCCTCATTGTTGGGAAGGTCTTTGATGTCGTAGGCACTCATGCCGGCATGGAGCTTCTCTACAAACTTGTTTTTGGCATCGATCGAATACGTAACCGGAGGAAGTTCTTTGTTGTATTCGGCAGCCGTGACCCACACCGCATTGGGATTTTTCCATTCGTCTTTGACGTATTCCGCCTTAAAACCAGTCCATCCTTCCGCCAAAACTCGCTCGATTGCCTCGGTCACGGTCCATCCTGCTTTTTTACATTCGGTCTGCATGAGCTTGAGGGCGTACGAATTGAACGGCTTTTTTATCGCCTTACGGTGTGCAAGGAAATCATTCCAACGGTCAATGGGAACGTCATCGGGTTTTTGAAGTGCAGACGAACCATTTTTGACTTTCCCGCCTTTTTGAACCTTTTCCGTTTTGGAAACAGTTGGCTGAGTGTCTTTCTCTTCTTCTGCATTCAAAAGCGGAAGTTCTTCCTCTGTTGGATCGGTTTTTGAAAAAGAAGATTTTTCAGATACACGCCCCGCGAAACTTTTGGAAACTTCCGGATGTTCTTCGCTCTTTTCGGTGCGTGTATATGTTTCTTGTTCCTGTTCCTGTTCCTGTTCCTGTTCCTGTTCCTGTTCCTGTTCCTGATATGGCATACCGTATGCGATACCGTATGACATACCCTTTGCTATATCGTATTTAGCAAGTTTTTTGAATTCAGGATGTAACGCTTTTACATACGCCTCTCCCCTTGTCTCGCAAGCCTTTAAGACAGATTTTGCTATTTTGATAAGGAGCTGGCATTCAGGAAACAGATCGAGCAAAGACGACCACGAAATTACGACTTTTGGATTTTCCGGAGGGTTGTACTTTAAGAAGTTTTTTATCCAAAAAATTCCCGCTTCGTCGTACTCCAACATACCGTATTCAGACAGTTGCTTATACCCTATGCCATACCGTATATCGTCAAACTTTAAAATTCTCGATACCGTATGTTTATCTACAGGGACAGCGCCCAACATCGTTGTTTGGGGCGACGTGAGAAGGTACAAAAATATAAGTTGAGCGTCAGAACTCAGGGCGTTAAATTTCGCGTCATTCCAAATTCGGACGTCAATTTTTTTATAGCGAGCCATATCGTTACCTGCACTATTTCAACTCTTTCCAAATTGACAACGAGGGAAAACGCAATTTGAAGTACGGCAAATAACTTTTAGGAATGCCGTGTTTTTTCCAATACGTAATAGAAGCCGGATTGAGTCCTAGTTCTTTAGCTAGCGCTCTTTGTTGCCCTCTGTTGTGCCAAAAGAAACCTTTGTATTGAGAAACAATCTCATCAAATACTTTCTTCTTTAAATCGTTATCCATGGCGTTAAATATTAAAACGTATTATTTAAACATTTTAAATTATATACGAAAATATTCAAATGTTTAAACGTTTAAAAATTTAACGTTTTTGTTAGATTTCTTTAAAATTGGTATTAAAGGAGTTTCATTATGAAGACGTACAAAGACCGACTATCAGAGCTTCTTTCGGCTCATGGAATGTCTAATGCCGAACTAGCAAGAAAAATTAATGTATCGGCTCCTACTATTACTTATTGGCTAGGTACACGGACGAAGGGTCTTAAATACGAAGATGCTGTAAAAATTGCTGAGGTTTTCGGCGTTAGTCCTGACTGGCTTATTTATGGCGAAGAAAAAGACGAAAAAGAACCTAAAGAGAGTACAAGCGATCAAACGATTTATCTAAAAAAAGTCAATTTGCGAGCTTCATGCGGGACTTTATGCTCATACGAAGATAAGCAAAACGATGCGGATGTGATAGATGGTTTGAGAGTCGGCGTCCTTTGGTTTAAAAACAATTTTCCTCAATACCAGCCGCAAAATGTTCAAATAGTTACAGCGTCTGGTGATTCTATGGAACCGTTGATAAATGATGGTGACCTCGTTTTTGTTGACGTTAGCAAAAACGAATGCGATCGAGACGGTGTTTATTTCCTATTTTTAGATGGTCAATATTTTATTAAACGAGTTCAAAGGAGTTTCGGACGACGTTTAATCCTAATCTCTGACAATAACAAATATAGAGATATTGAGATAAACGCAGATAGCCAAATCGAATTTCACACAATAGGTCGAGTAATCAAAACGTTTAAATCAACTGATATTTAATCCAATGTAGGAGAACGATCATGGAGTTAATAGATAAATTTAAAGCGTTAGGCATGAAGTCTAAGAAAATGGCTGAAAACCTCACTAACGAGGAAATTACAAAGACTGCGTTAATCATGCCGTTTATTCAGCTTTTGGGCTATGACGTATTTGACCCGTCCGAGGTTGTGCCTGAGTTTCAAGCGCAAGCAGGCGTAAAGAAAGACCAACGAGTTGACTATGCTCTGTGCAAAGATGGCAATCCTATTGTTCTAATTGAGGCTAAGGCTTACGGAGCATCTCTTGATAAAGATCAGCTCGACCAACTTAAGCGTTATTTCCCGTTTGTAAAAACGGCGCGTGTTGGAATATTGACAGACGGTAATAGATATCGCTTCTTTACTGACTTAGAAGTCGACAATGTGATGGATGATTCTCCGTATTTTGAAGTCAGTTTAGAAAATATTAACGATGACGATTTAGACAAGATTCTTCTGCTAGCTAAAGACAAATACAATGATGAATCGACAATTAAAATCGCTGAGCAGTTGAAGTTTACAAAGCAATTCAAGTTAATTCTTTCTAAACAATACGAGCAGCCGGAAGAAGATTTCGTTAGATTCTTTGCAAAGAAAGTATGGAATGGTCAAATCAATCAAAACGTTAAAGACAAGCTAACTCCATTACTAAAAGAATCCTTCAGACAGTGGACTGAGGAAAAAATTAACGCAAGACTTCGTAAAGCGATTGAAGGAGAAGAAAAACAGCAAGAAGAACAAGCTGAATCTATTGCTGAACCGGCTAGCGCTACTCCAGAAGCTAACGATCTCGATAAATTGGGCTTAAATATTGTTAAAGCAATCCTAGCCGATGTTTGCGATGTTTCTAGAATTGCTCTTAGACCGTCAAAATCTTATTGTGCTGTCCTATTAGACGATAACAATAGAAAAACGTTAGTCAGATTCTATTTTCAAAACCCCGAAAGATTAAAAATCGATCTATACGGATTTATGCGTGTAGAACCGCCATTCCAAATTTCATGTGTAGAGGATATTTACAACTATAGAGATAAAATCATTGAGATATTCCAACGTATAGAGGCTGGAGACACTGGACTAAATCAACAAACTGACGATAAACAATAGTCTTCATTCAAGTTTTTAATGGAAACCGCCTCTGGGCGGTTTTTTTTGTTGCTCATCATTAAGAAAATCATCCCAAACAACAAAATATTTAAATACCTTTATTAGTATTTTCCCTAAATTTTACAATTAAAATCTTTTAATGCTTGATTCAAATATTTAAATGTTTTAATATTTTCATATCAATTTTTAAACGTTCTTTAACAAGCCTCACCGATGATTGTCAGGTAAGGCACAAGCTCCTAAACGTGAGTAAAGCGAAAGCGCATGGAGCTAACAGGCGGCAAGTGAATTGCGCCTAAGCATGGGGATCGAAAGTGAACCAGCGGCAGAGAGAATGCTGAAAGTATTGTGACGTTAAAGTCGTCAGGTGCGATTAGGGGCCGTTCAGCAAAGACAGTTCGCAAACATAAGCGCCTTCTTTGCCACTCACCCAAAGACGAACGATCTTTAACTTGGAGGGCGCTTCTGTTTTTCACAGGAGAGAAAAAATGCTTTTAAAAGTTAAGCGCGTTGTCCCTCAAGCTTATGAGATTTATTACAAGGGTCAAAACATCATCAGCTTAATTAGACCGAAGCCTAATGACTGGCGCTTTTCCGGATTCTTCATGAAAGAACAAGACAAGGTAAACGATTTGTTATTGGCAAACGTTTTCGGTCTGAGTTTCCGAACAAAAAGACGAGCGCTCATCGAGTTAGAGGTCATTTTTGCAAGATTTGAATCGCTGCTAGCAGAGCAATAAGTTGAGTTGTTAAATGAACAAAGAAATCTCTATCCTTTCGCAAACATATAAGGCGCTCAGCAATGCGGCTCCTCCTCAGGGCGAGACAGCCGCACGCGAGTTCTACGAAGGTCTGAAAGCTCTTGAGTACGCAGTCTGGTGCCTAGAAAACTCTCAGGAAGTTGCTATGGGTTCACCCAAACAGGTGACACGAATCTTCCCAGAGTTTTATATTGTGGAGCGGTCTGAGGAGGTACATACTTTCCTTCAAGAATTCGGACATTGGTTATCTCAGGAACCTCGAAGTACTTAAGAGAATGAGGCTCTCCGGAAAGGCTCCCTCCCTCAGTCTGCAAGCCCATCAATTTGTTTTTGCCAAGGATGTATGGCGATACAACCCGATACTGTCCATGGTAAATAAAAGACACTGCCTTTCGTGCTTTCAACGCTTCAAGCAAAGTTTCATAAGCAAACATCTTTTCCTCCATTGGTTAATTGAGTGTTGACAAATTAATTATCCCGCGGAGGTGACGGCTCGGAAAGACGAGCACTTTAGACCATCTTCATAAGCTACCCAGGCTTTTACCAATAACTGTTAGTTCCAGTTCAGCGCTTAGGGGAGCTTTTGAATGTGGTCTTTTTTACATAGTTTTATAGGAGAGAAAAATGATCTTATTACCGGACGAGCAAAAACAGCTCTTTAATTGTGTCATTGACGATCTTCTGAAAGAACGCGGCTCCGCCATTTACCTCACTGACGCGCTTGCTTATGCAGAGCGCGCTGTGGTTTCTGCCCTGCTCAATGGCAAATCCGAGATCACGCTTGATCTTGGTCACGTTGTCCAGACTGCAGAGGCCCAACGGGAAACTAAGGCGCTCTTCAAGGAATATGCAGCGGATTTCATCTGTGGTCTTGGGATAGAAGCGATAGATAAAGACATCTACCCAGATGTTAAGAATTAAGTTTCTCTCCTCTGCCCCGCCAGTTTTCCTTCTTGAGCTGGCGGTTTTTTACAGTTTTGAACCTGCGAAAGGGAAATTTTTGCCCGGACTCCGTCCCCTCGTTTGTCGATTGAGAGGTACTTCAAGCGGGAATAATCAGTAATTGGGCAAAGGTCCTGGTTTGAGATCGCATATATAGATTACTGATCGCAGGTTCACCCCAATCTCGAGGTTGTCATGAATAAAAAATTTGATGATCTGTTAGAGGACGATCTCGCATGTTTCCTCTGCGCTCTGATCGCCTTCGCCCTGTTTTTCGGCACGTTGACCTTAGTCCTCGGCGCCGATGCCTTTCAACGGTGGCTGCTATGCATGTAACTCCGAGAACATGCCCCGGGCCAGGAGATCTCTGGCAAATGAGCTGGCACGAAGAAAAGCACCAAGCTGAATATGAACGGCTCCTTGAAAGATTTTTTGAGGATTACATCCCAGAGTACTGCGACGAGCACATCAACGAGCTTGCTGAAAACGGTGAGGATGAAAGACATCCTGAGATTGAACCGATATTCGACGAATATCTGGAGGAAAACGAATGGCATTAAAACTCACTAAGAGAGAGAAGGCGCCTCTACTACCTCAAGCATCAACAAGAAATTAAAAAGAAGTGCAAAGAGTATTACTACGCGAAAAAAGTAAAACCTAAAAGGCAGAGAAAGTTGCCTCCACAACAGGGTCCCTTCTCTGCCTTATTTATTGGAGTAGAAAATGACTAACGAACAAAGAGCCGCCTGGTTAGAGGGACGGCGTACAGGCATCGGCGGTTCGGACGTTGCAGCGGTTCTTGGGTTGAACCCATGGAAGACGCCGCTGGACGTTTGGAACGATAAGCTCGGGCTTTCTGAAGACAAGGGGATGTCCGAACCGGCCTATTGGGGAACGGTACTTGAGGATACGGTAGCCCGTGAATTCCAACAACGAACTGGCATGAAGGTTCAAAAAGTCACTCACCAGTTCGTTGATCCAGGATGTGATTGGATGATTGCAAACATTGACCGAGCGATTATCAATCGGGAGATCGCCAAAAAAGTCAGGCCGTTGCTTGATGTCGAGGAAATTGAGCGCTACGCAAATATCACGGGCGTTGAGCGACCTATTAACACTGACATCGCATTTGAGGCAAAAACAGCGAACGCTTTTACTGCTGACCTGTGGGGCCCGAGCCAGGAGCTTGAGATCAGACAGAACAACCTCAGAACCGAGCACGTGATCCCGCTTTACTACGAAACTCAAATTCAATGGTATTGCGGAATTTTGAGGCTTCGAGGAATGTACTTAGCAGTTTTAATCGGTGGTTCAGATTTCAGAATGTACTGGATCGATGCTCGTCCGGACGTATTCCAAGTCATCAAAGAAAAATGCTCGGCATTCTGGAATAACCACGTCCTGACGAAAACGCCTCCGGAACCAATAAACATTGAGGACGTTCTGAAGCTCTATGGGAAATCAAATGGTAAAGCTATCGAAGCTCAAGGTGATCTGGCTATTAACTACGGCGAATATGCTCGTCTTAATGGCGAAATTAAGGAGCTCAAGAAGCAACAAGACGCGGTTAAAGCCAAGATCGCTATCGACATGAAGGACAACGAAATTCTGACTTTGGACGGCAAGAAGGTTTTGACGTACAAGACTCAGACATCCAAGCGCTTCGACTCCGACTCATTCAAGCAAGAACACCTGAATGATTACTTTGACTATCTGAAAGAAAGCTCAACTCGCGTCATGCGTGTGTGCGCGTAACAACTTAATTCTTAGCCGGCGCCCCTCATAAAGAGGGGCTTTTTTATATATATATAAGGAAAAAATTATGAGTACAACAGACCAACTCGCCGCAGCAGTCGGCGCACCCTCTGCACCAGTCGCCAAACCAAAGACCAAAGCTCCGGTCATCGTTCAACAAGTTCTGTCTGACCAGTTCAAAAAGCAACTGGCCTTGGCCGTTCCAAAACACCTGAGCGCTGATCGCATGGCAAGAATTGCCGCGACCGAATTGCGTAAAACTCCAGCCCTTCTCAACACCACTCCAGCCTCATTCCTAGGTGCTGTCATGCAGTCGGCACAGCTTGGTCTTGAACCCGGTTCCGCCCTCGGCCAAGCCTACCTAGTCCCTTACGGAAATCAGTGCCAGTTAATCTTGGGCTATCGCGGCATGATTGATTTGGCTCGTCGCTCCGGACAAGTTTTATCTCTGTCTGCATTCGCAGTCCACGAAGGTGACGATTTTAATTATCAGCTCGGACTTCATCCGGACATCCACCACGTCCCCAGCTGTGAAGCTGACCGCGTTAAAAAGCCCATCACTTTTGTCTACGCGGTCGCAAATCTTCGCGGTGGCGGATACCAGTTCGAGGTCATGTCTCGTGCTGAGGTTGAGGCTGTCAAAGCGAAGGCTAAGTCAAAGAATATCTGGAATACGTATTTTGAACAGATGGCTCTGAAAACAGTGATCCGTCGTCTGTTCAAGTACCTGCCTGTTTCGATTGAAGCCCTGCAGGTGGCTAATGTTGACGCGAAACGGGAATCTGGAGAAAAAATCGACCCGACCGACGTGATCGACATCAACGCTGTTTCTGTTGACGATTTCAAGGACATTCAGGACGCCGAAGTCATCGAAGAACCTCAGCAGCAGGCCGAAGAGCAAAAGTAAACCAAATTAAGGACGGCCCCGACATGGGGCCAAAACAATATGCAAACTGTTAGTTTTGAAAAATTCTGTTCGGGGCGTCCGACGATATACCGACTTTTTTATTGTGGCGCCTTATGCGGGTTTCTGTTTAAAAAGCATAAAGACTGGAAATACATCTCCTTTGCAAATTGGGCTCCTCCTATCAGAGAGTTCAAAACTTTAAAAGAAGCAAAGCACTACGTGCGCTCTTGGTTCGACAGAAACGGTCTATTTTCATATGCACTGAGATGAAACAATTGGCTAAGAGAGGAACAAATGGGAGTCAAGTTCAAGACTGTTAATGGACGAGAACAAGTTGAATACCAGAATAAAGAACTAGGTTACAACCTAGTTATCGGATTCATCAAGGACTACGGAGACTATGGATTTACGTTTGTTCTTGAATATAGCCTGTTCATACTGTCCGACGGTAAAGACCTCGGAGCCTTCTTATTTTCTCACCTAAACAACCAATACTTTTCTTGTCCACTCGATGCTGAGGAAGAAGTCAAACGCGTCATAAAGCTGTTTGAGCATTTGGAAGGCATGCGAGCCGCTAAAGGAAAGAGTTGTTCATAGGGACAACTTGTCCCCACAAAGATATGACAGAAACAACTAAACACGTTTTGGACCCCGCATGCGGGGGACGAAAATTTTACTTCGACAAGAACAACTCCATCGTTCTTTTTGGAGATATCAGGGATGAATCTTACGTCCAGTGTGATTACCGCACACTAGACGTTCACCCGGATCAAAAAATGGATTTTAGATCCCTTCCCTTCGAGGACAATTCATTTTATTTAGTCATGTTCGATCCTCCTCATCTTTACAACCTTGGCAAGACCTCCTACATGGCTCAGTCTTACGGCGTCCTAAACAAGGAAACATGGAAAGAAGATCTGCAAAGAGGCTTTAGAGAATGCTGGAGAGTCCTTAAGCCTCATGGAACCTTAATTTTCAAATGGACAGACAAGGACATTCCACTCCCGTTAATTCTTCACCTCTTCAAACCTATCGTTCCATTGTGCGGAGACAAGAAAGTGACAAGCTCAAAAACTGGAGTATCTAGGTTCTGGCTAGTTTTTTATAAGGATAAGTAACATGAATTACTTTGAATACACGGGTGCAGATCTATATCAACTAACCGAGGCATTTTCCGACTACCTCGACTGTCCAGAAGACTGTACCCCGCATTTTTTCCTAACGAGCAAAGGTATTTTGACTCATTTAGAAAAAGAGCTTTATTCCTACATGGAGGAGCATCGTAACGAAACGGGAGAATTTGCTTTCTTGGAGCTTGATGAGGATCTCCACTATTACATCTTGAGATTCCTTTCTGAGTTGAGAGAGGACGTAAGAAAGCGCATGAATCGATGTACTGAGGAGACATTCTGGAGAGAAAAATTTGAATATATAACCAGACTATACAAGGAACTAGATGACCGGAAGCCTCGCTAACTGCGGGGCTTCTCTTTTGGAGAAATAAATGTGGAAGATTAAAGACCCTGAATTAAAAGCGAAGGTGAATCAATTCTTCACGGATAAAGAAATTCATGAAGAATTTGAAAAAAACACCGATTTATATAACTACTTCCGATTATCTACCGTTAACAAAAAAGGTCTGTGTGTAACTATCACAGTCGAAAAAGAGTTAGTTGAATTCGTTCCTGAGTATCAAGAAAACGACTGGAACCCATATCCGACTGTAACGCCCCCGGTTGACGGGAAAAAGTGGCTTACGCAGGATGAAGACGGAAATTTAGCTATACGATCATTTGCACGCTCGTTTGAAGAAGGAATCGATTACTCCTGGGAGGACCATGACGACAGACTCATCGTTGCATTCAGATCCCTCCCCGCTCCATATCAACCGGAGACGAACAAATGAAACTAGAACTTGAACACACTGACGATCCTCGAAATCACCACTTTGAGGATTTAGAACAAATCATTGTGCTTTTGAACAATCCAGAGACAGGCGAGCAGTTCTATGAAATCCTGACTTACGTAAACGGTGATTTTGTTTTTGGTGGTCACGGCTGTGAGTTGTTTGATTTTGATGCTCCCTTCCCTGACCCGGAATTGATGAGATGGGAGAAAATTGATGTGTAATGATGAAGATCCAATCCTCAATATCTCTCAAGCCGAAAGAGGTAGAAAAGAACGGCTTTTAACCGAAATTGCACAAAATTACCTCGGCGAACGTGGTTTCAAAGCAATCCCGCAATTCACTATCCACAGGACGTTTGAATATCGTATTCACCCGGGTAACGAACTTCGAGAAGCGATAGAGAAAGATGTATTTTTCAATGAAAATCTTGTTTCCGGCGGTGTTTGGAATACGGAAATCTCTTACCGCAACGGTTATGAGCACCGACTAGACGTGCTGGGAATTGGCTACGGTATGGAGCTTTGCGGCATTGAAATTAAATCCTGCTGGGATGATTTCCGGACAGATAAAAAATGGCCGTCCTATATGGACTTTTTAAACAGGATGTACATTCTTGCGGACGAACCTACAGCCGTGAAGATCGCTGCCTACCTGAAAGACCACAATCAGTGTGTCAAAGACGGACTTTGCAGATGGTGTGATTTCATTCTCCATTGTCGTCCACAATCAAGAATGTCAACACCTGCCCCCGCTAATCCTATTTGTGCCGGTGTCATAGCTGCTATGGATGACGGCACAACAAAGATCGTCAAAAAAGCAATGCGGCTGCCCGCAGACGGGAAAACAACGGAACTGGTGAACGCAGTGGCTCGGAGCCTCACTTATCCGGGACAGTTCTGTTATGTCGATTACAGCCCTGACAGGGCCTACCGGTACGGAGAACAAATATGGCAATGAAATGGAGACCAAACGACCTCAGGGTTGCAAACGTTCTCAGAAGAAACTTCAGCGAAAAAGAGATTGACGAGAATTTCCGTGCAGACATTGATCGGCGTGAGTTTCCTGAGATTATCGGTTTTTATAGAGAGGTAAATCCACTCTTATCGATGACCTTTGTGGTCAACTCTTCCGCCTTTTCTCTCTGCGAAGATTATCAGCAAGAGGCTTGGAACCCGTATCCGGAAATCCTTCCTCCGGAGGAAGGTGAATACCTCATCACGGTAAAAATCGGTGAGCGATCAGAAGTTCGAATCGGGCGTTGGGGAATTGTTGGCGGAGATGGAGAATGGGTTGGAGAAATACAAGCCCAGATTCAAGGATTCAAAGAACTACCAGTCCCTTATAAAAAGGAAAGAAAACATGGATAGAGATGAACAAATCAAGATCGTAAAACAGCTCAGAGAGCGTTTCGAAGACCAAGTTTATGATCTTTTGGACAGTTGGGTCGACGCTTTGGATCAAGCAGGATCTTACTTGCCAGGAGAGCCGCTCATGGATGAATACACAAGAGTATTCAAGGCTAAGGATGTCATCGGGACTTATGAAGATTACGAAGACGAAAATAAGGAGTGAACCAATGGAAATCGCATTGACTCACTCGGGTCCGATCCCGTTTGATGATTATCCGGATCACAGTCTGTTTCTATGTCGAATGTGCAACTTTGAGAAGAATCCCAATGCTTCACATTACAACGGAATGATTTTTCTACTCCGGCACTACAAAAGCGGAGACTACGCGACATTGACGATGCCCGGATGCGATTTCGGATATTTCTACAAAGGCGAGTACGCCAAGAGAGATATACAGGAATTGACCTACGACGCCTGGGAGCCAGTGACGTTCAAAGTTGAAAAATAACGTGCCCTCTTCGGAGGGCCTTTTTATTGGGTGACATCATGAAAGATCGAGCGGTTTCTGATCTCAGGTACACGGTAACTTGGAGGAATCCTTACAAGCCGAGACCTGCGGGCCTTCCGAAGATTTTATGCAGCAGTCCTTTCGAAGAAGAGTTGACGCTTCCTTGGATCATAGCTTCGAACTGGGGAATCAACGCATGGGCAATCGGCATCTACTTCGAGCATCCAAAACCAAAAAGGAAGATGGACGAGGAGAAACGAGCGGCCATGAGAAAAAAGAGGATGCACACGCGACTTGAAAAGACTGCTCCACTGTTTGCTGATGAATTTGAGAAGAAAGAACTCGAGAAGCGGGCTGATTATTTTGCCGGGAAGTCCCAGGTTAATGAAGCTGAACTCAACCAGAGAATGGATGAATTCTCTGGCCTGATGACACCGGGAGAGGCTATTAAGTACATGCTGAAACTTGGCGTCCCTACCGAGCTTTCTGACGAGGATAAAAGGCTCGTCGAAGAGGTCAAGAGATTCCGGGCAAATGAGATGAAATTTTCTTCCGAAGAATTCAGGCTCAGGTGCCAAAAGAGAGCTGCTGAGAAAGCAGAGCGGGAACGAAAAGCGCTTGAGGCTTTAATGGACATCCGAAACGAACCTCTTTTTGCAGGCCTTTAAAAATGACAGATATCAGTTATGTTGACCGCTGGAAGAATTACCCAGGAGGCTCAATTCCCGAACATCGCATTGTTATGTCCATCAAGCGGTCCCCGAAATTTGAAGATCTGGTAGATATCACGTATTACTCAGTGCTGGAGCCGATCCCAAGATCTTCATATACAACCCATTTCTTCCGCTTCCTGCCGGTCAAATTTAGCGAATATCCTCAGACGCCGGATGAAAGATATTGGGAAGACCGCAACAACCAAACTCCTTCTTTGTTCGATGACATCGAAAACGAATACCTTCCTGAAGAGCGATGGTTCGGTTATCCGGGGTTCAAGCCGCAGCAGGATCAAATCTGCATATTCAGGTACATAGACGAGGGCTTCAATTTTTATGACGTTGATTTCTTCGAAGGAAGAACCTGGCGGCTTCGGGAGAAGACAATTTTCGTCTTTATGCCAATAGCTTCACCGGAAGGATTTCACCGGCGCCGGTGAGATTTATAGGCTCAATTGAAAAAATAAGCGAAGGGCTTTAAAGGAGTCTAACTCAGAAATATTGGGTCATTTGATAGGATGCCTCGGTATGGATTCTAAAAATTGAGTCACATGTGAGCGTTATCTTCAAGGTCCCTTTCTCTTTATCTGTGGGTTTAACTGCAAAGTACAAGTTTCGTTTTTCTCCTGCTTCGTAGTCAATATTCAAGCCTATCTTTTTTCTCGTGCACTCTATGCTTTCAGTTGCTTCCCCGAAAGAAAACATTGGAAGTTCTCCCAAGAGTCCGCCTTTTATTTCGATCTGTGATATTCGGCAGTTTGATTGGCCTCCGTGAATTTCAACGACCAATTGATAATAACCTTCCGCTTGAAGTCGCTCAGCATCAGAGCCTTTTATTTCTGATCCAGAGAGATCAAGAACATCAGCACGTGCAAAGGGACGCTTCTTCAAAAGTTCTACGTACATAAATACTGCAGAACAACCCGTCGCAACTGCTATGAAAATTTGAACAAATAATTCCACTTTTGCTCCTTGGTTTTAGATTTGATTTCTTGACAATCTCAATTCTAGGACCGAGGAGCTTTCTTCTCTTTAGGTACTTAAATGAACTTTTCAACCACTGAACTTGTTTTCGACATTTTGTGTCTGGTCGTCAGCATTGCCTGTTTTTCCGGACTTGTTTTTTTCTCATCGCAACGAATTTGCGGATTATTAAGCAACGTTATCAAGCGACTGGAATCCGTTGAAACGACTCTGAAGGGAATAAAGAAATAAACCGAGGAGCTTATTTTCTATCTAGGACTAAAACAATGACCTTAACTTTTCAAAGCATTTTCTTATTGGGCTGTTTCTGCGTTTGCGTGGCCTGCTTTTCCTACCAGCTCTACCTCTTGGGCAAGCATGTCCGGTTCGCTTTCAAGATGATTTTGGACGAACAGCGTGACCTGCAGAAACAGGTAAAAAGCATCCAGTTAAATCAGAATTCCTTTACAGATCGCCATGAAAGTCGCTAAACTTTTTTCAGGAGGATGAGCCTCTCACCAGTTCAAACACCCAGTGAAAATGAAAAAACTCCTTTTGCTGCTACCCATAAGCTTTTTAACTTTAACTAGTTGTACCGTCATCGATGGTCAGACAGTTTGGTTAGATGAAATAAAAACGTATCGAGTCTTTCAAGTTTTGCCGGATGGTAATGCTTTGGCCTTTGAATGTGATTCAGAATACGACAAATACTGTTATGGAGATGTAGCTCTACTTGCTAAAAGAGAAAAGCCTTTCTATGACGGGATTAAAGTAAACATTCCTAAGCCGACTATAGAAGGAACCTACCGCTACGAAACAAGGAACAACTTTATAAAGACAGTTCCAATAGTACATTGACAGTTCACACCTAAAGAACTCAATTACGGCAAGAAACCAACAAACACCATTCCGCCCCTCAATTTGAGGGGCTTTTTTTATTGGGAATACAAAATGAATGAATTAACCACTCTGCCGCCACCGACGTTAGAAATTATTGATGGCGTGCCCACCGTCCTGTCAACTGTCGTGGCGGATTATTTTGGATACCGTCATGACAATTTGCTCCAGATTATTAGAGGCCTGATCGCTCGAAATTCGGAGCTTTTATGTCTCCTATATTTTCAGGAGACAACCACAAGCCGTCCACATCCTAAAAATCCGGATGTCTTTATTGAGTCCCCAGCATTCAGAATGAATCAAACGGGCTTCAATATTTTGGCAATGAAGTTATCCGGAAAAAGAGCAGAACGATATCAAATCAGATTTGCTCAAGCCTTCGAAGCAGCGGTAAAGGCTTTACAGAACATCAACCTGTCGACGTACCAAAAGGCCCTACGACTGGAGGCAAAGTTCGACGAACGAAAACGGCAGATTAGTTTCTGCGCCTCTTCTCTCGCCAAATGGAAAGATGAAAAGAAAGTGATGCTTTTAAAAATGGACGAGTATCAAAAAGACGTTCAGATGTCTCTTCCTTTCGATTCAATCCTTATCGAAGTTCCGCACTAA